GATTGGCAACAGCCGGAGGTGAGTGATGGGAGCTAACGATACTACATTTGGTTGGGATGCTTCTAACTACGATGACCAGCCAACGGTACGTGATGGCATTGATTACTATACACACAAAGCTGGTGAAGGGCACCACTCTTACTATGATAGAGAGTATGCTCAGTCACTAAACAATGCAAAGAACTTAGGTATTCCAGTTCTTGGTGCATATTTCGTAAACCACCCTGGCTCGGTAGCTGATCAGGTTGACTGGTTTGTTGAGATTCTAAATCAGGATACACCATGGTGGCGTGAGCACCCATGTTTCATTCTACAAATCGATGCCGAAAAGTTTGACTACATGCCAAGTGCACCTACATTGGCAGAAATTCAAGCTTTCGGGGATCGATTAGTCAGTGTACACGGAGTTAAACCAGCCAAGGTAATTGCCTACGCGCCACAATGGTTATATGGGAACAGCCTCACCGGCCTAACGTACCGCCTGTGGGCTTCTGCCTACGGCGGGAACCCAGTTGGACATTATAGAAGCGTATATCCTGGTAACAATGATATCAAGCGCTGGCAAGCATATAGTGGACAAACACCATTATTCTTGCAATATGGCTCCAATACAAATATAGGAAATCAAACCACATGTGATGCTAACGCTTATCGTGGCACACTAACTGAACTAATGACGGTACTTGGTTCCGAAGCAGAGGAGACAGAAATGTATCCAGTATTTGTGTATTGCACTGATGGCACAATCTGGCTCAGTGATGGTACATTACGTCAGCTTGTGACGACAAAGCAACGTGATGATATGGCTTACTGGTATCAGCGTGGTGGTCGGCCAATGCCGCTAACCGTAACAACAGAGGTTGGCAGTAAGACACCTCAGCAATTCACTCCTGCTGATATGGACATATGGGGTATGGATATCGGTACATTTGCTGGTGGTCTTCCTGGTCCTGGCGGACCACATCAGCACAAGTTTAGTGGTACTACTGGTGCAAATGAGCCTATTGAGTAATGACTGACTACCGATACATATTTGGTACTCTTCGAACTGAGCAAGTCATCGAAGAGATAGCTCTGTATGGCGTCATCATGGATATGACGATAAACGTCGGTGGCGCCCTGCAGGGTACTTTCCAGTTAGATCAAACAGGCAAAGATAACGATACTTTGTTATCTGCATGTATTCCAGGACGTACCTGGGTTACTTGTGAACGCAATGGTATTCCTATTTGGCATGGCTATATTTGGAGTCGAGTATACTCAGCGCAATCTAAATCCGTCCAGCTATATGCATTAAGCTTTGATAATTATCCAAGAAAACGACTGATTCGTTCTGATCTAACATATACAGCACAAGAGCAGAGAAACATTTTTCGTGATCTCTGGATACAGATGCAAACGCCTACTGGCGGCAATGCTAACGTTAACGTACCAAGTAGCTTTACATCTGTAGTTCCAATTGATTTAGCAATTTTAGCTACTGATTTCAAGTACTACGATAATGTTATGTCTTCGATTGCTAGTGGGGTTAATGGCTTTGACTGGTATATAGGTATTACCAAGGATGGATCGTTATATCGTAAAGACCTACTGATTGGTTATCCAACACTTGGTACTGGTGCATCTATTGGTATGACTGTATTTGAATATCCAGGCAACATAGTTCAATATTACCTTACCGAACCAATGGCAGATGCTGGTACAAATATTTATGTTATTGGTGCTGGTGAAGGTTCAGGAATGATTGTTGGAACTTATACAAATACGACTGCAATTGCCGAAGGTTCACTAATTTGGGATGCAGATGTTAATAGAAAAGATGTAAGTAGTCAAACTTTGGCAGATGGTTTAGCAGCACAAGAAGGACTATCTCGTAATCCGCCTATGTCTATAATCAAAATGAACGTTAAAGCCAATCTAACACCAGAATTTGGTAGCTATGGTCTAGGTGATCTCTGTAAAATTGTTATCAAAGATGCTCGTAATCCTGGTAATGGCTTCTCAGCAAGTAAGAGATTACTCAAATGGTCGTTAACGCCTCAGTCTTCTAGCGCTACCGAAGAAGTCGAATTAGTATTCGAAGGAGATCCAGACCTATGACCGTAGAGGGTAGGTATAGAAACGAACCTCAAGATATCGTTGACAAAATTAAAGATTTGGAACGTCGGTTAGGCCGACTAGAAAGAAACCCACAGGCACAAAACACAGCAATGGACCAGGATGGCAATTCAGTAGCGTTATCAACAATTGTTTTTGGTGGTCGTGGTGCATTGGATAGCACTGCGTGCACTAAAACCTATCCTGGTGCTGGTACTTCCTATCACGGTGATCCAACGACAGGTAACGTTGGTCCATCTGTTACTGTAACAATTGGCGATAGTGGTAAATGCTGGATTATGTGGGCATCTATTATCATTTACCAGCTAGATAGTACACACTTTGCTGGGACCGGAAGTGTGGGTGTGGCCTTGAGTGGTGCTAACACACAATCACCAGATGATTTTGGTACTTCTACTTGGTTAACGCTTTCCGATTATCACCAAGCACCAGCACTAGCAGGTGCAGACATCATTGTTCGAAATGTTAAGATGGGTAGCAACTATTATTTCACTGGATTGACACCAGGAGCTACTACCTTCAAATTAGTTTACCGCGCGTCAACCTTACCTGTTACATCTTTTACCGCCAACTTTGATGATAGAAGTCTGTTCGTCCAACCGCTTTAGCGTATAGTTGGTGAAATGTGCCTGACGCCCTTTACTTTGTAAACTTTGGATTTGGAGGTATGTTTCTGGTCCTACTCTTTATAGGATTTTTTCGAGCCCAACTGTATACCAGAAGGTCTGTCGAAATACTCCTAGAAGAGAAAGAGAAACGGTTAAAAGACAAGGATGCGTATATAGCTAAGCTCGAACAGATCAATGAGAAACTCGACGCCCGGAGTGACTTATTAGACAGCAAGTTCGACCAAATTCTAGAGGTATCGCGTGCACATGGAATGATAGACGCGCTACCGCCTAGAATAGGCGAAAGGGTTGTTTCATCATGAAGTGGTGGCCATTTGGAAAGAAGTCGTGTACTGAAATCGAAGCTGAGCAAGATGAAAATTTTGACCTAGCAGAGTTAAGACTTAAAGCCGCTGAACGTAAGCTAGCCCAAACTAGAGCCAAGAGTAAAGAAATAGCTAAAGCGGCTGCAAGCGCCAGACGTGTTAGCTATAAGGTTGACAGATATACCGAGGAAATTGGCCGTTCCTTCGGGAGGGTAAATCATGGCTGACACGTTACTAGACCTGTTCCTGTGGGTAGTGATATTTGGGTTTTTGACCTTCTGTTTTATATATGCTTTCTTAACCAAACCGCCTCCATGGAGAGATCATATAGGAAGACACATGCTGTCTTTCATGTCTGGTTTTGCTGTGTCATTCATATATGCACTGTTTAGTAGATATATTGAAGAACGGTGGAGAACTATAGGTTGGGTGATTGTGCTCATACTAATATCGGTATTAGTATGGTCGCAGGTAGCTTTACTGATAAAATACCAACTAGAAGCTAGGAAACCGATAAATGACAGATGAGAGTGTGCAAGAAGGCTACGATCGCGGGGTAATTGCTGGCGAAGTAGCTACCAGACTAGCCGGCCATGATAAGCATTTTTCTTCGATTAACGGCAGTCTGGATAGAATTGCTGGTACACTAGACCAGTTCTTGGCTCGACAAAATATTATGATTTTAGAAGTTCAACGTTTAAGTGATAAAGCTACTGCATCAGCAGCTACGGTTATAGCTACGGCATCAGCCCTAAAAGATGCAGATGAAGCTAGACGTGCTCAATCGGTAACTGCTTGGTCACCTTGGCAAAAAGTATTAGCTGCAATAGCTGGTATTGGAGTTGTATTTGGCATGATAGTCGGAGCGATTTCATTAATAAGCAACTAAGGATCTACATATGAATAGAAAAAAGATGGGTAGCTGAACATTCAGCTACCCATCTCGCTTTATAGCACATTGCGTAAATTCTCGAGAATTTCCTTTTTGAAGTTCTCATCAGTTTTCATGCGATGGGTGAGCAAAATTCTTAACGCATCGGTAGCGTGTGGCAGCACTGGCCTAATTGGATAAATGCCAAGAGCCTTAAGCTTATCGTTATTCCAGAATGCCTTACCATCACTCGGTGATATCGCAATTTCTTCTATGCACTTTAATTGTGCGTATAATCTAATCACACCAATATATTCGACACCTGTTAATACTACGCCATTTTTAGCTGCGCGAAAATCAAAGCGTTCATACAGGAGAACCTTAGGTTGTAGTTCTGTTAGAACATCGAATAATGTCTCATGTGGATGTGGATAGTTGGCAGGAACCAATTGCTGTGTAACATACCGATTATCGACTAGGCTAGCAATACCAACGGTTAGTCCAGGATCTAATGCAACTATATCTGCCAACACAACCTACCTAAGTGTGTAGTGTTTTCTGAAAATTTCATCATTGAATACTCTTGGATATTTACCTTCATTATCTACAAATAACCACCAGCCTGGTAACATAACGATTGGACCATTGCTTGTATAAACTATTATCATTCCTCCACTTTTAATTTCGTCATATGAATATTCAATCTGATGAGAATTTAGAAAGTCAAGTACTGCCAATGTGTTATCGCTGGTCATTTGTATAGCTGTGATTGCGTCTTCTTTGATCACATACTGGTTTGGTGATGAACCTTCATTGGTCATTTTACTTAATCTTCCTCAGAGACTCTAACCGCTCTCTACGGCTTTCTTCACGCTCAAGGTAGTCAAGAGCTTTTGCTTCACAGCCGCCACAACCACATAGCTGCTTAATAGACTTCTTAACATGACAAGTGCCACAGTGGGTAGAACTAGCCAAACAGCACTTGCAGCAACCACAAAACATGGTTAAAACTTCGTTATCAACAGTTAGTAAATTAGGCATTCGGTGTTTCCTTAGGATTGGCAGTTGCAGCAGTAATAATTTCAGCATCTGGTGCTGTAGTAATAGCTGCTCCTGCTTCGATTATTTGCGGATTGTTTACCGGATCTGGTACTAGGACGGCAACCCGGGCATTGGCTGTGACGGCTGGACGGGTCCACAGGGCCTGTACGATAGGCACCAAAACTACAAAAAAGCCGATGACTGCATCGGGTACGCCCGGAGAAATTGCTACGCCAACTGATGCCAAAAGTGCAGCCATTGCTACAATAAGTCCACGGAAAACCGCAGGATCTAGCTTAATAAGCTTGTACCAAATGCTAACTGGTTGGTCCACTTGTTTCTCCTTTAGTGCGACCGATGGACTCTATTGCACGCATAGCCACGTAATACGCGGGCCAATTCGGATGTTCTCTCCACGTTTCGTAATACTCAAACTTAGCATCGTCTAGAGTCAATCCTGCTAATTGGATTGGATGTGCAACATAGACGAATGTTGGGTTACGTGGATCAATGTTATTTAATCGACACCAAACCTCGAAGTGTCTACGGTTACCAGCAAACACGTAGGTTTTCATGATCTATGAATTTTCGTTGGAAGTGCTGGTGGATCGTAGGAATCAGCAATTAAACGTAACGTTCCTGCAATCACCTTTTTGTTACTGGAAATAAGCTCATTTACAGTATCCCAATATGTAACAGCTGTCGCATTTTCGGGAGTTGTTTGTTCTTGTATGGTGATCTTAATCAACATCAGAATGTACCAACTCTTCTATTAGAAAGTAATGTCCACGCTGTTTTGGATTTTTAGAATTTTCATGTCCACTGTAGTTTACACAATGAGTATTTTTCACTTCTACTACCGTGAATTCTTGTTCTAAATCGCTACTATACATTTTAATAAACGCTCTAATTGGTTTACCACATATCTCTTGTGCTTCAAAATATAGTGGAGGATCAAACTTCATTCTGATGGTGCCACAAGTTGGACATGTACTATTCTGATCCGGCATTCTCAATTTCCTTTATGATATCCTCAGCGAAAGTAGTTGTACCAAGTAGTGCCAACTCAAAATTTTCATAGGTAACTATACATTCGTTGACTTCAAATGACCATACAGAATCAGGCTTGCTGCAAAACAGACCCACAGGATGGTACATAAGGACAACATCTGAGCCAACAACATTTTCGTGATATTCACACGCATATCCACTACGATGTTCTTCATCGCCAGAATCTTTTACAAAGAGCATGTGTCTAATTACAGGTTTCTTGCCACAGACTTTAGATTCTATAGTGAATCCACAATGAATGTCAATTGGTCTCAGTCCTCCTCCCATTGCTTAAGATCCTTAACGCTACTGTGAAAGGCTCTTACAGCGGATATTAACCATTCTAGTTTTCCAGGACTTAAAGCAATACAAATTAGTTCTCGTTTACCAGCGTAATCCTCTGTATAAAACTCTAATCCTCTAACTCGAAAGCATTTAATTGGTGTCATGACCAAGGCCAATCTCCGATAAGCCATTCTGGACGATAGTTCTCATTGTTTGCGGCACGAGGATTTTTGGGATTAATGCCCCAATAATAACCTGCCCAATCACAATCTTCCTCATTGCAGAAGATGACGCCAGCACTAGAACATGGCATACAAGATACCCAGTGGCCTGACTGTTGATACGTATGACAAGTCAACATTACTAAGACTGGACTATTGCCGCATTTCGGGCATGGATGATTGATGACTAAATGATCTTCGTCATCATATTCCATTACAGTTCTAGAGTTCTGACCATCTTGTTCCGACACTTGCGTCGACGGTGAACGGGACATAGTCGGTGAAAGCTTGACCTGAGGCGACCATAGCTTCTGTAGCAATTCTGATAACCGTATCAGCATCTTCGGCTCTCGTCTCAAAAATCATCGCGTCGTGAATGGTCAGTCTAGTTGTAGCAAGTCCAGCTAATTGTGGTTGAAGTGCGATAAGAGCAGTTAGACAAATGTCAGAAGCAATAGATTGTGGTAAGAAACTCAATGCTTCGTTAACAACATCTTTCTTGTTTTGATCGGTAACTAGCCAGAACGAGCGCTTACGACCAAATGGGGTAAGAAGATCCTCGCCGGAAAGTACCTTATGTGTAGTAGCTGCTTGCCAAGCGACAGTAGCTGGAATCAGTGCTTTGAAGTTGTAAAGAAGTTCTTTAGCTTCTTCTAGCGTTATTCCAAGTTCTTGACCAATGGAAGCGGCTTCACGACCGTAAGCTAGTCCGTAGAATACAGACTTGATCTTGACTCGTTCTTCTTTGTCATACTTACCTTCACCATAAATCTGCGCACACATATCATTGAAAATGTCTTTGCTTGGATCACGGAACAGACTAGCTAAATATTCATCACGCGCCAACGTCGTAATGACCCGACCTTCGGCCTGCTTATAGTCCACCTGTATAAGAACGTTACCTTCACGTTCAACGGTGAACTGGTGCTTAATGCGTTTGTCGCGGACAATGTTTTGCATGTTTGGATTTTTTGATGCCAGTCGACCGGACGTTGTTCCGTGAAGTGTATACGTGGTGTAAACTTTTCCAAGATGGATTCGCTTCTGGAACCCTTTAACGTAAGTACCATTTAGCTTAGTCCGTCTTCTGTGCAGAAGAAGTAGTTCAATGAACTCTCTGATTTTTGCTGGTACTATTGCCTTTTCTAATACCTTCTCTAGGACATCAGCTTGTGTGGTTTTGAGTCCAACACCGTTATCGGCAAACCACTTCATGATTTGCATAGGTGAACGAGGATTAAGATTGCGGCCAGTAACACCAGAGATTTTAACCTCTAGTTCGTAGAGTTCTTTTTCGAGGAGTTCTTGTAATTCAACACTGTACTCAGTGTCGAAAGAGATTCCTGCAAGTTCGAGATCAATGACAGCATTAGCTGCTTGAACCTGGAACAGATGTTGTCTGGTTTCACGGTCACCCATCCTGGTTTTGAAATACTCAGCCAAATCCCAGGTTACACCGCAGTCAATAGAATTATACTTGTAGAGCGCTGACCGAGGCGGCGAACCATAGTTGCCACCTGTGGGGATTAGCTTCTTGAAAGCGGCTTTCCAGTCGTGCGTACCTAGAATCTCAATGCCAAGTTTACCAAGTGCATGATGTCCGGGTCGCTCATCTAAGGCATAGGACATCAGCATGGTGTCAGCATAAAGCTTGAGAATGCCAAAAATTGGACGCAAGCCTGCTAGATCAGATTTGCCATTGTGAGCAATAATCGGTCTAGTGCGGAGATAGTTACCAAGCGCCTTTTGGACAGACTCTATCTTAAGCGCGTTCTCACCAAACACCACAACCTTGTTCTTCGCATAAGCTACGCCAATGCAGAGCAGGTTGTGCTGATCTGGATGTTCATAACTATCATCCTTCTCCATCCCGGTTTCGATGTCAATGACAATCGGACCTTCAAGAGGGAAAAGTCTCGCGATAGCTTCTACTGCTACTTCATTGTCGAAGACTCGATAGTCTGGCGCGTGCCACTCTTTGTAAGTAGTACCACGAAGTTTGGCAGTATCCGATACGAATGATGGGAATGCATCAGGAGCACGTAAGCAATAAGCTGGATGCCATGATGCTACAACCTCAATGTCGGGATTCTCAATATATGGTTTTGGTGGGCCAATGCGCAAGGATGAGATTTTTCTTTTTGGATCGATGAGCGCGCTTGCTGCCGTACCACCTACCGCTAAAATCTTTTCTACGCCGCTAGCAGCTAGCTCAGCGTCCAGTCGTGGCTTGCAGCAGGCTACCGCAGACTTAGGAGGATCAGAATTATCAGCAGGACGACAAAGACAAATATTGGTAACCATAACATCAGCACGAGCATATCCATGATGTTCCAGTACCTGATCTAGTAATCTACCAGATGGACCAGTAAATGGAATACCACGAGCAGCTTCATACGAGCCAGGAGCTTCACCAACAACTGCTAACTTAGCTCTTGGTTGCGGGTTTTGGGTAGGCACGAATGGTGCAGTTCTGAATACACATTCTTCGCAATTAGCAAGAGGGTGCTTGCGCACTATGCACTCCTAAGTTACTAACACCTTTTCTGCTGATGTTCCATACATAACGCCTGTACTAGCAAGTATTTCTACTTCTACCCAAACCATTTCATCGCCATCGCAATATCGATCACGGATATCACTAGACAATCTATTACAAATTTCTGGTAAGTTGGTAGTAACGTAAGATTTTATTAATCCGTTAGCTACCTCTCTTAGGTCATGTGTATTTACTACAATGTGATCAAGAGGTCCATGAATTTTTACTGTTATGTGAGACATATTGTGTAATACTCTCACGCCAAAATATGACATTTCATCCACCAAAATATCTAGGTTGTCCTTGGTATTGGTTCATGAAGATAACTCGTCGTTGCGTCATCGTTGTTAGTAGTAGTTCAGCGCGACGGTGATCTAGTCTGTATCTCTTCATGATGTCTGCGCGAGCTACGCCAATCTTACCAGATGATTGCACGTACTCAACAATTTTGTCCATGACTCGTTCATCATGACTCTTGCCAATACCATTGACAATTTCACTAGCATAGATAAACCAATGCTTTGTGTAATAGATTGCATGAAGAATGTCGTCTAGACCAATAACTACCTTTCCTGATTCACCTTGATTAGATGCTGCCAATAGCATAGCTGCCTTTAACATTGACTTAGCTAGCCGGTCGTATACTGGAGTCAGATATGACAAACCAGTTTCTAGTGCAGCATTTGTTAAGGTGCTCTCGAATAGGTTGTAGCGATCCCAAGCCTCTTGGGTTAACTCTGCTTCAAACTCTGGCTTTAAATTACCACTAGTTTTTCCATCACTCATTATCACTAAACGTGGACTGTTGTAACGGAAATTTATATCGCTCATTTCCTCAATAATACGCTGCTTCTCATCCTCTTTCATGGCTACTGGCGGACCTACCGGACGTACCCGGGCCGGATCAGCAACCGCAGTAATAAAGATGAATCTTGGAATAAAGCCAGTATCAATGTGACCTTCGGTTAGTAGGTCTTGAATTCTAGTTTTAGTTCCAGCAGTGTACATGATGAAAATTGGGTTGTTGATTTTGATTTCCTCTTTGCGCAAGAGACGTTTTAGTGAGTCGCCATCATAAAGCTTAGTGAGCGTCTCAGCCATTCCTGCCATGTATTCTTTGTGCGTGATGGCTTCAAGTAATCCAGCAAACTCATCACGGTAGTAAATAGATGGTTGCTTAGCTCTGTCCCGCATTCCAGAAAGAATACCCTCAGGTGAGGCGTCAGTAGCCATAACCGCACTTGGGCTCACCTGCTCTAGCAGGCTCATAGCGGTGCGCATAGAAGTGGTTTTACGAGTTAGAGTAGTATCGGCTAGAATCATGAACCATAGGTTTGGAATGATTGTTCCGAATGAGGTTGGCAAACGCAACGCGCCAGAAATAAGTGCACTAAGAATAATGAACGCGCCGGCCTGGTGATACTGTGGAGAAGCATCGGTGAGTTCAGAAGCCCATTTTATGTATCGTTCAACAAAAGTCTCTCTTGCTTGCACCATTCGAGTTTCAGCTTCGCTGAGCATTTCTGGAATGACAGCAGTAGGTGTAGGAACTAGGTTATGTTCTTCAATTTCTTTTACAAACAGTTTCTTTATCTCAGCCCATAACGCGGAATCTGGTCGACGATCACGCGCGTATTTATTGCAGCGCGCTTGCCGCATCACCATAAATGTTTCTTCTTGAGTTAAACCCGCTTCACATAGAAGCTTACCAAGTAACCAAGAAGTCGCACTCCAGTCTTGACCTTCTACTGGTGTCTCATCATAGAGAAGGAAAGCCTTTGGGTTTAGCTGATTACGATAACGCTGCATGATGTCTAATGGGTCCTCCTGTGGGAGGTTTTCCTTTAGGGGCATCTGGTCATCGATAAACTTTAATGCGTTATAGGCCGGATAAACGTCGAAGTCAGATTCGCGATAAAGGGCAGTATTTGTTGAGGTTACTGTGACAATGGGTGCAGTTTGTAGATCACCATACTTGTAGTTTGGTGTATACGGAACACGCATTAACTGCGTTAGGTCCCAGCCACTACGATCTGCACCTTGAGCTGCATGAAAATATGCTATCTTTAGGCAGATAGACTCTGCGGTTAACGGTTCTAATGGCGTGTCTAAACGCCAAAATGACTGCCATCTTCCATGACTCGATTGAACAACAATAGATGCCGGAACTTGTAAATGTTGTGGGTTACACGTATCTAGATCAGCCCACAGGGCAGTACAAGTTTTTACATTCTCTTTGACTCTTGCGCTCTTGCCATTAGGGCCTCGCCTAAAATTTGGGTCAATGAATAATTGTGGGCAAAAGTATACATGTGTAAGAGTCAATGCGACCTTGTCGATATCCGTACACATTTCGTCTAGCTGTGCTGGATACTCGAAAAACCGCTCTCGCATAGTATTATCGAGATGACTCTTATATGAGATGCATACGAAGCCAGACTCATTGCCAAAAATAAGTCTAAAGAAGTCTCGACGACGTTCTACTGTGTGTTCTACCGCTTCCCTGAAAGTGGAGTAATGAGTCATATCTACCCCTTTGGGAAGTAATAAGCCAACCCATAGGCGACGAGATTTCACCTATGGATTGGCTACTAATTACTCAGGCATTTGCTAGGGAAGTAGAGAAGAATTTCCTGCCTGCTTGCTCGGCTGACTGGCTGGCTTGAACCCACGAATTTCAAAACGCTCAGTAAGCTCAGTACCATCGGGTAGTGTCTTTGCTGGCATCTTGTAGCCACGAACGTTCACGTTCTTACCAATAACTTCGTCAAGTTCCGGAACGAGGAAGTCACCAGAAGTAACGTCGTATCCGAGAGCTTTCATAAGCTGAGAGAATGTGTAAAGCGCGCCATCAAAAAGCATGACTGAACACATTAGGCTGGTTCCACCATACGTACCATTTTGAATAACCATCTTTAGCTGCCAAAACGGCTTGCCAGTGTTCTTCCGGCCTGGCTTAACTTCCTTGATTTCGCCGTCAGTAACAGCTACTAGATATTCACCAGATGGTGGGATTTCCCGAACAGTTGATTCGGCTTCGTTACTTGAGAAATTAACCTTCAGTGGTTGCATCTTCGCTCACTATTCCCTTTACAGCTTTCCAGATTGTGGTCATGTTTGGTGATTGGATAACTACTGGTAATCTGTCTGTGCGATCTTTAGCAACGACATCCTGAGTAGCTCCACACAATAGCATACGCTTGTTTTCTCCTTCTACCTCCTTGGTATACAAGTATGCAACTACATCGAGAAATCCTGCAACCTCGTCAGCAACTTTACCAGATAGATATGGTTTAGTTCTAATCGCTCCGGTTCTAGGATTTTTGTCTTGTCTCGATAATGCAGTGAAGATCGTGTTTATTGGTAGGTCGCGGAACGATCGAACAAACTTTCTAGTTTGTTCAATGTTGATATTCCATTCACGGATGCCTGGAACATCCGAATCGCGCTCCTCATGCTGTTCAACCAGTTTACGCATAACAGTATCCATAGACATTTTTTGGATTTCTGTTAAGCTATCCAACACAATGGTCCTGAACCCATGGTTGCCAGCATATAGCTCGTTGTAGACACTCTGCATGTCTACCCAGTTTTTAATACGGACGGATTCAACGTTAGGAAATTTATCCTTGATGGATAAAGTACCACCTTCTACGTCAAGGAATAGAACCTTGCGCATTTCTGGTACTTCATCAGATGAACCGGCCAAAGTAGTTTTACCAGTACCCGACTCTCCATAAATAAGAAGGTTGAAGATCGTCGGGTGTTCGGTAACCCTTAGAATTGGTAAACCTGCGATGGTAGTCAGAGACATTCAATGTCCTTAATAAGACTTTTGTCCGAATTGGCGATTTTCGCTTGAGTTTTCTTAAGGTTACTCAGTCTAACACCGCAGGTCAGAGCCGCGCAAGAGCCTACAAATCAAACATCGTCGATGTCCGATTTGGCTTTCTAGTTGTCTTCGTCGTCCTCATCATCTTCGTCTTCATACTCATCATCGTCTTCATCATCTTCAAAATTATCTTCGTCGTCCTCATCCTCTTCATCATTGCTGTCAGCAACGATGTTGTCATAGGCAGACTCAGCCGGAACCTCATCTAGGCTCTTCACAGGTTCTTCGGTCATCTTGAGTGAATTGGTGTTTTCCACAATCGCATCCTTTTCTGGTTTGGAAACATCTGGTTCTGTTACACGTACATAGCTACCACTACCAATAGCCATTGCTAAAATTTCCCTTCGATTGGCTCAACTAGTTCTATAACTGGAATCTCTATAACTGTTTCTGGCAGTATTGGTGCGTAGACAATTGGCTTAGGTGCAATTCTGTGTTGACAATCACACCAAGTGCTACCACGACACTCTTCTGGTTGAGAAGTATGTGGAGCCTTTTTACAAGGATCACAAACTGACATTATACCTTCTTTACGAGGCCAGTCAGATAGTAAGTTCTACCTTCCATCTGACTATCTGTGGTTTCAACTGTACAAGTAAAACCATTAACTTCAAAGGAGGCCACGATTATGTCTATTTGCTCAAGCTTAACCATTTTTTGTGCAATAGAAACTAAGGTATCTGCATTAACTCTCACGCGATTCCGTCCGTTTCTTGAGCTAAAACCTGAATCATTCTGACTTACCAAATCGATAGATAACAGCGGCTACAGTACTCACCGCAATCAGACCTAGCAGTGCAAGTGTGATGAAAGCATTAAGCTGAGAGCTAAACATTATTCTTTGCCTGGTTTCTGTATATTTTGACAAGTTCTCTAAGTTCGGGACAACCATTTCGCTCATCACGACGCAAATCTACGGTCATATCAACACCATGCTTACAATCGCAAGTCTCTTCTTCGTCAGCTAAATAAGCGCAGAGCTTCATTCTAGTTTCGTTTAGATCGTTAGCAATTCTAGTGAATGGGTCTAGTGGCTTTTTCATCTGTTTGGCTTCCATCTATAGGTGGCGCCTCGAACAACATATGAATCTTCAGTTTGAGGACCTAAAATCGACATAGATGTACGAACATACTCGCCGCCATCTTCAGCTAATACTATGGATTCTGGTAATGGCCAAGAGACTACTGAGTCATCAGTAAGTCTTTTACCAGGAATCGGGCCACCAGAAAACTCTACCAAGAACGGCTCATGCCATTCGCTCATGTGCCACCAAGACCCTCAGTCTCATAGTCGTACTTTTCTATACCGTGCCCTGTGGGATTTTTGATCCAGTCGCGCTTTTGAATTTCTATCCAACGAGTTTCAATTAGTTTTGATAGATCCCAACCGATGAATGAGGCCAAATGTACGAGCTTGATATAAACATCAGCAAGCTCCTTCTTAATTTCCTCATCCCATTCTTCGTAAGTACCACGGATACCTTGCTGCTGTTTTAGTACAGCACGACAAACCTCGCCGGCTTCTTCGGCAATACCTAAGGTAATGGTCGCACGAGTTTCGGCTCGGAAATTGTTCTCAACCCAATTAGCAATTTCTTTGTTGATCTTAATATCATCCATTACTTTGTAATTCCTCCATCTGGCAATACTATCCGATATGGCTTAAACACACGATCTCTAGCATACCTAATGGTTGCCCAAGTACCAGAACGAAGTTCCTCTGTTTCGGTTTCTGGAAAAGCTAATAGCTCATTGCAACTATCAACTATATCTTGATTGCGAAATAGATATGGCTTACGAACATGAGTTATCCGTGCTAGTTCATAAGCTATCTGCGAAAAATACTGAGTTCTCTCTGGTGGATGAGCAACAATTTTCCAGCCAAATGTGTATGCAATTATTGTTAATTGCTCATCGCCACCAACACAGCAACCTTGTGCTAGTCTAATTGGCCCATAGATATCGTTTACCATGCTTATATCGCGCAATATACCAATACCAGTATGTAACTGACTGCTAGTTAGTCCTTTTCTAGTTGCGGTAATACCAACTGTATATGTCACTATTCAGCTACTTTCCTGACATTATTCGTGTGTTTTCTAATACAACTTCGTGTAATACGACAATTAATCTTGACAAAGCAATTTCGATTGTTTCTCCAGTTGCATCATAACCACCGTCAGACGTGCACACGTACCAGTAACCACCACTGTCTTCACCACGACGAATCTCAAACCCAGCTATTGTATCCATTAGTCTGTACTCGCTTCCTTCTGTTCCCAGTAGTGTAGGGTTTTGCGCTCGAATAGGGTATCGAGAGTATACAGATAATCTTCACCCATGTTTTTGCCTAAGCATGGCTGCTTGAATAGACACCAGTTACAGCTAAATCGACCAGGCTGAGGATAAATTCTTGGTTGACCAATCATGTCCATTGCTTCATAAGCAATGACTTTACCAGCCTCTTCGATTTCGTGCATGTTCTTGTGAATCTGGTGTCTTTGGGTAAACCTTGGACCTTCGGTTTTTAGTCTTAGAAGGTGGTCATCATAGAGACCCATTTGCCAGGCAGCATTATCTTCTTTCTGCACGGTAGCAAGAAACATGTCATGAGTAGTCATGAAGTCTTTGTTAGTGGAGAAAGCTCTACCTTTGTAAAGTCTAGATAGGCGCTCTGGTGGTTGTGGATAATTCTTTTTGATTTCCACATAAACGAATCCGGCGCACTGAATGCCATACTGGTACAAAGCCCACAGGTACGACACGATCTGGTCATCTAGTTGAAGGAACGAAGATTCCTGGTCTTCATCTAGTAGACGGGAAGTAGTCTTCCAATCGGCAATCCAGTAACGATTTAGTGAATCCTGGAATAGTGCGTCTAGTCGACCGCCGTAGGTTACTGGTAAGCCTCGCCAGCTAATAAACTGGTGCTCACCGTTTTCTAGGTGGTCTCGCGTATATGAGACTTGTCCAGAACTGTTAGTCCAACTACGATCAAAGTCGATCTTTTGGGCTTCGTCACCGGCACCAAACTCAACAGTTTGTACATCATTTTTAGTAGCGAATTTATAGAACCTAGACCAACACTGATTACATTTGCACCAGAGTTGTTCACCAGTATCAGGATTCTTAATTGGTACCTCGAATGAGACTTCTACTCGTACGGGTGTCCAATTGTTGTCGTAGAGCGGCGAAACTGTTTCGCAGTAATAGCGCAACATGTTCAAGCCAAGCTCAATACGAGACTTGTATGACTCAAGGATTGTAACGTCAGGATCTGGATTCAGCTTTTGGTATTCCTTTAGGTGCTTTTCGCATTCACGCTTGAAAGCTACTAAAGCTAAATCACGACGAACAAAGAGCGGACTTGCCCACATTCTTGGTTCGTACAGCGTCTCCATCGCTTTGTGAAAAGCCGTACCGAACTCCAACGGCTCAGGAGTCACCAGCGGATAATACATTTCGCGATATACCCAGTCCCAGCGACGTCGACACGCGCGAAATGCTTTACGACCAGATGTGTGAATCTGCTCTGTTAGTTTGTTGTCGATATACCACTGCACATTTGGATCTACTGCTAAAGTCACAACGATACCCTTGCCCTTTCCAATAGTGCACTGTTTGGCATTAGTTGCAATTGCATAGATCCAGGATCAGTGGTTGAATAGTCAAAACTCATCCTATAAAGCTTGCCAGAAAAAATCTTGTTTCCATGCATTGTTACATCGACCTGTTGCAGGTGATCATAAAGTTCAAACGTTATTGGCTCTTTTGGTTGATTAATACCAAATGCCTTTGCTCGGCCAGCCTTGCCAAGAATGAGAAATACTAAACAAATTCCAGCTATACATCCAATGGCAGCACCTACCAGCAGCAAAGTTACGTTAAGCATGTCCATACCAATAACGCTCCCGATCTTCGATTACTTGTCCTAAGTATTCCTTATTGATAACTCTTAATACTAATTCAGATACACTTATTTTCTCAGCTTCAGCTAAAGATTTTAATACCTCAAAGTCTTCTTTGTACATCCTTATTGACAGGACGTGTTCCTTAGTCGTCATCGCCGATTCTTAATTCATCGTCTGGATTTGCACCAATAGCTAGACAAATCTTTGTCCAAATAGGTTCGAAGCATGGTCCGCATAAATCGAACTTTGCTCGACTGTTTACACACGATTCTGGATTGGCATAAATCTCTAGTCGCTGTGCGTATAAATCTTCGGAAGCATGTTCCGGTAAATCTTCTGGATATATTACTCTCTTACAAATATCACATAAAACTACTTCTTCAGGAGACATAATAGTTTGTTCGGGTACGGTAACTGTTTTTTGCATAATGATTCTAGACACACTAACCTCCTAGGTATGGAATAGAACCTTCTCCTGGAGAATCAATGCGACCAAACCAGATAGCTCTAGCCAATACTGCCTTTTCGTATGCTTCCAAGCAGTTTAGCATGTATTCTGCCAAGATAAAATCTGGTGTATTAGAAGCATTTTCACGACTTTTAGTATTTAGAACTGATTCCAGAATATGTCTCAACTCAAGATTTTCACTGTTGCTAGCCTTCTTCGTCATCATCTACCTCTTCGAAGTCTTCAGCGGTTGGATCTACCTTAGTATCTCCAATGAGACGCTTAATCCATGACCACTTCTGCTGAATAACCTTAATACGGCGAGCATCAATGGTATCGTTAGCGATTATATCAATGACTTGGACAGCAGACTTTTGTCCAATTCTGTGTAGTCTATCCTCGGCTTGGAGGTTAAGGGCATTAGACCAAGACCTATCAATGAATATAACGGTACTTGCTGCTGTGAGCGTAATCCCAACACCGCCTGCGGATATAGTTCCAGCAAATACTTGAATCTTGCCCTCTTGAAAGCCAGATATAATTCTCGCGCGTTCGTCGGCAGGGGTTTCACCAATGAATTTCCCACAGGTAATGCCTTTCTTCTCAAGTCGCGTGGCTAGTAGCTTAACCATTTGGGCAAACTGACTAAACACGACAACTTGCTGCCCTGTGGACTCTATGATTTCAATGATCGCATCGAGCTTACTCGATGGTTCAGAGAGCACCATTTTCTGCTTTTCTTCATCTACTACAGCGAACGCGCAAGCAAACTGTTGTAGTCTTGTTAGCTGTGCAATAACAACTGGTGCTACTACCGCTTCATGTTCGTGATCACCAATCCAAGCAAGCATATTATCTTTCATGGATTTGTAAGCACGAGCTTGTTGCGGGTGTAGGTCCACTCGAATTTCTGTGTAGTACTTTTCTGGTAGATCAGTCAGTACATCTTCTTTAAGCCGTCTAACGTAAAATGGTTCCATTTCGGCTTGTAGCTTCTCAGGATTATTTACACCAATGACGGTTTTGTATCCATTGAAGTTTTCAAAGATGATGTGATCATTGTAGTAAGCCCAGTAGCTAGACCAAAACTTTGGATATAGCCAATTGAGTAGACTCCACAAATCATCCGGCTTATCGAAAGCTGGAGTACCAGTTAGTGCAGTCTTGTAACCAGTGGGAATTAGCTTAAGTGCCTTGCTTTGCTTTGATTTTCTATTCTGCAATGCGTGTGCCTCGTCGGCAATGACATGAAACCAGTTTACGGCAGCTAATTCTTCTTCAATGATGCGCAAGACAGGCCAATGACAAATAAAAATGTCGTAATTGTCCTGTTGAAGTTCATCTAGAAAGTGTGTTCTATCCTTGTTGTTAATAGGAAGAATACGTAAGTCATCTGCACATTGGAACCATGCCCTAGTCCAAGTGGACACCATTGCTAACGGGCATACAATAATAGTTTTCAACTTAAGGTCTGGAAACCATGATCTTCTTACTAAATCTAATCCAATAGCTTCGAATGTTTTTCCAAGTCCCATGTCATCGCCAATAAGGACTGACCGGACTTTTTCTAATTTTTTAACAGCTTCAGCTTGAAATGGAAATAACTGCATTTTCCTATATCCTTAGAGTCTAGTCTCACCTCCGGTGAGTGTTTGATCATACAAACGCTGCATCTGTAATTGTACCGCGTCTGTTCTATCTGGAACTTTGGGAAAACTCTTAATGTGATCCATGGTAGCTTCCGGAATAGAACCATCAGCATTAATTTGGACCACGTAAGGCGTGTTATACCACCTACACGGAGGATTTCTACATTCAAACGTTGTTAGCTTTCCGCCTTCACGTCTACGCACTGAGCTAACTTCTAATCCAGGATTTTCACATCTTGGACAGCGTCGAGCTTCTTCATATGTTGTGTCTGACAACGGTATTCCTTTCCAGGTCTTCAACTCTGCGCCTTAGTTCGTGCAATTCGATACGCAGACTTTCTAATGAATTAACCATACTTTCATAACTATTAGGAGCAATCTGTCGCTCCAGCGCAAAGCTTCTACTTCTAAAAGCTTCAAACTGCTCTACTGTTGGTGTGTAATGAATCAGATAAATGCTAGGATTACCACGAGAACCAGTTTTTAGCAGAGTCAACGCACGCATAGCTTTAAGCAGTCGCATTGCGTGTGAAACGCTAGAAGCTAATAGTCTGGTATCCTCAGCGTCTTTGGTAGAGAAGCCACGATAAATCAACACTGATTCTTCTGGATCAGTAATTGGATAACCAAGCTCAATCAGCGTACCGGCCGACTCAACCTTAGCTTTCGCTCTTAACGAACTCAGTACTTGTAATGCGTTGTTGAACATGGTTGAACTAAATTTATTATTTTCCTTGTTAGGTTCGGTTTCTGATTCCATTTTTCTACTTTTCGATTGTGTACGGCTTTGGGAATTCACTCGCCGTACTGCGCCAAGAAATTACGCTACGACGCTTCTTTGCCACATAGTCATTCCAGGCAATGATGTACAGTGCCAAATGCATGTACGCATCGCGACGAACCTTTGGCTGACCTTTGGATCTAATTATGTAGTTTCGGAAAACCAAACAAGGATCGTCAGCCCGCATACTTTCACCATTCTTCAAACCATAAAGCCATTCCTCGTGCGGACCGGTAGGCATAGCCTTTTCACAGACGTAATACCCTACTGCGGTAGCAGGAATGATAAAACCAATAGGCTTTAGTGGTGTAATTGGTGTGATATATTCATCAATGCGAGTGTCGCGCACAACCTTCAACACGTCATGATTAGTAGCACGAGTAGTCTTCCAGTGCCTAAACTCATAACCTTCAAACATGTAAAGAAGTCTGGCTGCCGCGGCTACATAAGTAGTATTGTTATAGCCAGCAATTGCTAGAACCTGATTCGCAGAACGAGGCAACCCAGTATCTAGAACCTCAAATGTGGTATCATCTAGGCCAAAGGTAACCTGCATTGGAATTTTGATTCTAGGCTTAGGCTTTAGGATCTCATCGCCGTCTATTGCACCTTCTTCAGCAGCCTGAATAAGTGCTAGAAGCCTATGCTGACCATCCTTTAGAAGTCCAGCAACAGCAAATGCAATTCCTTGGTGAGTTAGCTTCCAGTTTCCACGAAGCATATCAATGGCATACTGATTTACTTTACGCTTACTGATTGGTCGATTAGTACCGTCTACACCGCGTGTGTAGGGTAGATTCTTTTCAATCCAATCTTTTGCCTTAGCCAGATCGACTTCGTGTACTTCCGTTTTCATTTCTTGTGCTCCAAGTATTTATTAACCAGTAGATAGTTGTTCGGTTAATTCCAGTTAGTCTTGATAAGTTAGTTACTTGTTGTGTTTCTGCGGCTTTACTTAATAAGTTTGCAACTTCTTCACGTACTTTCTTATATTCTTTTTCTACATCGTTTAGTCTATTTACCGCCTCCACTAGAGCCATATTGTTGTTCATATTAGGCTCCGATATAAGGGTTGAATGGTGGTTGGTTTGGCGTGTAGTAAAGATAAGAAGAGTTGGCCAAGATTTGGTATGTGCGAGACATTGAACCAGTTGCTGGATCTATACTGAAATAGTAATTACCAGCAAATTGTCTAGAAATATTTTCGGCGGCTTTGGTAACGCTTTCTATTATCGAAGTGATAGCCGAAGCAGGCATACTAGAAATCATAGCCAGACTATTCATTGCAGCTTTGTCTACTTGCTTTTCTCTTGCTTGCTGAATGCCAAGAGCAGACAAATCTTCTTTTGGAAAATCATGAGTTAAGTCTGTCAAGTTTTTATATAGTCGCACATGATAACTGCTAACGACCTGACGAATTATTTCTTGCGATTCCATCACATTGTCAGTACCTAATGTTATTTCCCAATTAAGATTACTCACTGGTGCTAAGGCTTCGATCATTCCATATTGTGATCTACAACCACGAGTACCTAGTTCAATGGCACCAAAATTGGATAGAGCACCTACAACGAAGATGTCCTCAGGATATTTTCCGTGTTGTGCTAAATCATAAAGATCATTTGGGTCGTATCTGGAGTAAATCCCACAGGTACAGGCAGAACTAGGAACCGCATGGCCAGCAATGTCAGTGGCATAAACTCGGTTCCTACACTCAGCCTTTAGTGGTTTATCAATTGGCCAATCTGTACGATTCAAAGCAGTAATCTTCATTTCGTACGGATTGATTCGCCAAAGCCTAAACGTACGTAATCGGCCTGGCACTATAGTATCAATACCGCCGTAATCACTTGGCATCAGCAAGTTCCGCTTCCTGTGGGATTTTCTCGGGAAGGGGCACCGGTTCAACAATAATCGGTTCGATATCAATTGGTTCAAACACTACACGTTTAACGTGCTCTCCGATTTCCATGTTATCTCCTTATCTTAGAATTTATGGTACCGTCGGTAGGAATCGAACCTACGTCTGAGGATTAAGAGTCCTTAGCTATACCACTCAGCTACGACGGCATAGCATGAATTCTGTCAGACACTCGACTGACTGTCAAGAGGCTGACACGAATCCATGCATTTAGCTGTATCAATTTATATTCTTTTCTAGAAATTAGAACCAAGCATAATACTTGTAACGATCTTCGAATGTTAGTAGTGTTGGTTTCAAACCTAATTTACGCTCATGCCACCACATTAACATTCTACCAGTTCTACCATTACCATCAACGAACGGATGAATGTATTCGAACTTTATGTGCATGTCTTTAGGCTTCGAACGATGCATGTATAACTGCATTTCATCTAGCCAATGTGCTAGCTGCTCTTTTACCTCACGATAGTGTGGACACATTCGGCCGCCTACCGTCACATTACACATTCTTAGTGAACCTGCGCCACCACGTTCCTGCGGCAATAGGTTAATCATGACCATGTTATGTATGGTTAGTACTTCTTCAAAAGTTAATGGACCTTGAAAGTCTCTAATATATCTCCAAGCCATCATACTCTGATCTATTTCTTTTGGGTCGATAACCCCTTCGATTAGATTAGACTGACGAATATGCTCGTAAGTCACATCGTTTTCATTATCAGTCATAGTCGTAATCGTCTTCACTTTCATTACTCCAATCTAATTCTTCTGCAATGACTACTCTTGACACTTTTCTAAGCTCATAGTCACGCTCTTCTTGATATATGTCCTCAATTAATTTCGGCTGCGGGATAGGCTGGTCGCCTCGTTGACGTCGTTCCCAATTCATTTTAGATGGCTTCCTGCACCTCCAATGGACCCATGTACCGCTAGAACCATCGAGAGTATACCCGTCCTGGCGCTGCCATTGTCCACGTTCAGCACAGTTGCAATATGGTTTAGTATTTAGAGGAATTGGCATTTTAGCTCCTTTCTTCTATGTCCATTTTGTTTAGTTTATATTCGCAACAAGTGTTCTTTGTTTTGCACCATGGACAGAGCCAACGATGCTTGATTGGATCAAACTCTTTTCCACAATGTTGACATGGCATGTGCCCACAGCAGGGATCGAACCTGCGACCTTAGCCTTAGAAGGGCTCTGCTCTCTCCGCTGAGCTATGTGGGCTTATGGTGATGGGGGAGTTGACGAATCTCACCCTTACCTCAGCTTAGACAGGTACTAAAGGTTAATAGCGCTATTGGCCAGTAGTAGAGCTGAACAGCCTATGACACTGAGTTATCCCATTAACGTCCGGGCAACGTACGCATGACGCGAGTTGAACGCGCAAACACTGATTCTTGAAATCAGCGGCTTTGCCAGTTTGCCTACATGCGCTAATTTATTTAGTAACCTTCATCGTCGTCATCGTCACGACCAGTGAGGTAGTCTATAGTTTTTACTAAAGCTATTACAAAAAGTACAACAGCAGCAATCAACCATAATATCAGTACTATGGTAAGAATCGTATCAGAAGGAATCACTCTAGGTTACCTTCTTCACGTAGCTCAGTCATACGTTCGACAACATCTGTTAGTAATTGTTCTGCGTTGATACCTGTGGCACGACCCATTAGTGCAATAAGTTCAGTGATGATAGATGCTGCACCGTCGGTGCCGAACATGAACAGTACTTCTGCACGATCTTGTGTGCGAATAATTCTACCACCAAGAACCAATGCGATTATAGATTCTTTACCTTGTTCTTCTCGGTCAATGGTAGAAACATCAACCTGATCTAGTACAATTCCATTGGTAGTATCGACGATAACTGCACCTAGATCATGTGGACCGCCAGGTCCAGCTATTGTGCCTTTAAGCTTTCTAGGATCTTTTCGTTTAGCATTAGTCATGGCCGCGGAAATATTTTCATAGATCGTGGTCGAAATTCACTGGCTTTTGCTTTTCTTGAACCACTGAATAGCAAAACCAAACCGCCCATACCAATAAAGAATCCTGCTACAGAACCAAAACCAGTGAACAGGAGTACCTTGATAAAGCCCCAAACGATGTCATGTACTGAGTTTGGATTTGCGTCGAAGCCATCAATAACTTGGTTAATTCCACCAATGAAAAATATAATCAAGTCAAGCCAAATTACCAACACGAGTGCTAGTACACATAGTAGAAATCCAAAGAACTTTTTCATCTTGCTTCTCCATCATAATAATCACATTCGGGATCACCAGGATCGCACTCATGTTTACAGAAATCACAAGCTGAACCATCGGCCGGAATATGTCCATAGCCAGGCACAACAACTAGTGCCTGTGGGGCTTTAGGATTGATAGGAACGTCTGTGCTTAGATTTTCTTTAAGTTTCTTGCAAACACAACAGATGCGACATAGCGGCATACCCATAAGCATAAACTCAGGGTCGCGACAAATGTAACAACTCTCTAGATATACCTTAGGAATTGAATAGTGTTTTGGTGCATCTAATAGCCAATAGGCTGGATCATTTGGTTTCATTGGTATTGACATGAGCCGGAGAACAGGATTGAACTGTTGACCTACCGCTTACAAGGCGGTTGCTCTACCACTGAGCTACACCGGCAAATCTGTTCTAGCAGCAGCACGTTTAGCATAACTGTCGTGCCATTGACTCATTGTTGGAAACGTAGTCATTCGCCATTTTACCGTGTTGTACCACCTGCGAAGACGTTTAGTGTTTCGTTCGGCTCTAAGGATCATTTCCTCAGTAAGAATCGTTTCTGAGAAACGATGAACGCCACGCGAACAGCCACCATCACACCAAACAAAATGCATGGCATCAAGGTCTAAATTTTTAGCTCTAAGGGCTTCCTGAATTATACGAATTTCCCGAGCTTGTTGCCTGTTCTTAGACTTAAGTCTCTCAAGTTCTTCTTCTGGTATAGACACCATTTTCATTTGGTCACCTATCTTAACTGGTTGGTACAACCACTAGCCTACCGCCAAACGCTTTTACTTTCTCTGTTAGTTTCTTTCGGCGCTTCTTCCATCTATCATCTTCGTCAACGTTCTTCAAAAGATGATACAGAATTATGGCACATGCATAATCTATAGGAGAAAACCAATTGGTAGTGTGAGTACCAATTTCTTTTGCCATCATAAACATGATTGCTGGAAGATAAAATGGTTTTAGTTCCGCAAACATTACCAGAAAGTATTTATATGGTAAATTGGTTTTATTAAAGAGTCTTTTGCTACTATTTAGCTCAAGCATTATTGCTGAAGTTATCCACAAAAGTCTTACTACGTAAGCTACCTGACCAATTATCAATAGTAGATTGTCCATGTACGCCCATAGGGGATCGAACCCTACTTCAAAATGCTTATAAGACATTTCCGGACCACCAGTCCGCTTAGGCGCATGGGGCCGAAGCCCTTTGTGCTAAACTAGTTTTTCTAACTCTTCTAGCCAATAATCAGCTAGTGCCTGCGTAGTAACTATGTCTTGCTCAATCAAGGTTGTAAGATCAAGTGGTAGTTGATTAACTAAGTCCCAAGCTGATTGAGCTACAGCTTCACGAACAACCTGTCGCTTGTAATTATCATCAGCTATACCCATGATTAGGCTTCAATGGTAGAAGCTGGTACAATTACTACACAACCGAGTGCTTCATCGAAATACACATGATCAATGTCACTTAGCAAATCATCGCCCAAATTAACTACAACCTTCTTAAGAGCCATACCAGTAACTCTCTTTAGTGCACGTTCTAGTTCAGCTTTGTTCATGGTTTCCTCGTGTCTACGATAGCTTGACCACCAACTAGACATAGTCCAGGAGGTACACCCATCTTAACTGACTCTTCAATACACTTGTTCTGAATGTATTCAGTAGTTAGGTATACAGCCTGAAGGTCTGCAATTGCCTTTTCCTTTTGGGCATTGGCTAGCTGCTGATCTAGAATTCTAGCCTTAGCAATCACGTCCTGGAAAGCCTTGATATTAGCTTCAGTTTTTTCATCGTGATGCACGAGTGGCACAGATACTGTAAGGATTTTGATATCGCTACCAATGGTGCGATTTAGCTCGGCTTCAAGCTCTTGACTAAGCTTAGCACCATCGAACGAGGTTTGTCCAGTAGCAATATTTACCTGTGATAACGGGTTATATGTGGCGAACACCGCATTAAGGGCATTTTGGAACTTGGTTTCTACCAAGTTATTCTTAAGGTTATCAAAAGATCCCTTGTAGTCACGGTACAGTCTTGGTGCTGCTGATTCTAATACCTGCCAACCAATTCGATTTTCTACACAAGCCGTAGCAAGTGAACCAATACGAACTGTCGTGCAATGGTCGGCACCAGTATGATCAGAGAACTGTACTGAGGCGTCAAAGTCTGCTACCTTTTGCCATGGAAGCACAAACTTAAGTCCGCTGCCAGTGATTCTACCTGTGGGATTGCCAAACGAGGTAACAATACCTACGTTGCGTACTGGCACTGCGTAAGCAATTGAGAAGAAAAAGAACAGTCCGGCTAATCCTGCTGCAATTGCAAACAGTGTTGAAGATCCAGCACTAATAACTGTTGCTTTGTTTTTCTCTTCTCGTGTACCATTTTCATTAGCTTGCTTAAGATTGGCTCGTGAAGAAATCTTAATCCTATAAACAAAAAAAGCTAATACAGCAAAAACGATCGTAAACCAAAATTCCCAGGCCATTATTCTGCTTCCTCAGTGATTAGGAAAAACTTCTCATTTTCTGGATCAAATTTAGCTTGGACAATGTCGAGAACATATCCATCATCGGATATGATTTGAATTTCTCGACCACCCTTACCGGTTTGTCGCATAAGCTCATGTAGCTTTTCGACAAGCTCAAATGTTTTCACGCTGAGCCACTAGGATTCGAACCTAAACCAACGGAATCAAAATCCGTCGTCCTGCCAATTAGACCATAGCTCAATTATGGTTGCGTACCCTCGCGCGGTATTGATCCGCGTTCTCTGGATTAAAAGTCCGGAGCATCACCTTAATGCTTCGAGGGCATATTCAATTAGTATAGGTCATATACACTATCACCATAGTTTGGATCATAAAAATACTCGTAAGCAAGTACTAGATTAGATTTATGTTTAAGGTCTGGATCTGGCTGTCGATCACCCTTAGTGATTTTCTTACGACACAAACAACATTTACCTAGACGATCTGTGGTATCATGATAACCACTAATTGTTTCTGAGCATTGTCTTGGGCGTTGCGCTTCTAGCTCATTGCGCAACGCCCTAGCCATGAATGCTTCAAAATCAAAGTCTTTCATCCAACATCCCACAGTACAGAATGTCTATGTTGGGCAGGTACTGATTGGTTATCATCTAATGCTGTCTTTGGCGATTTCAACCAATCGCGTACCTGTTTTTGGAGTTTAACTCTGGCCTTGCTGTTGGCTTGATCGCGTAGAGCTTTTTTAGTTCTACTCTTCGCGCCTCGCTTCATGAGAATATGCATCCTCTCGCTCAGCCCAACAAACATCACAATTGTCACGCCAACAAGATGATTTTGGATCAAATATTGTCCGAGTAGCAACACAGCCAGACTCGATTGGCGTTTTGTACAACTCTTTTTCAAGTTTCCAGGTAAAGTTACTTAAATGATTAGATAGTTTCCAAAAGAAGATTTCTAACCATTCTGCTTTTCCAGATAACCAACCAGAAAACCCACAGCAAGGACAAAATAGTTTGGTAAACAACCAATCAAGAATATCATGCCACCATGGTACTTCAACAACTGCTAGGTGGTCACCATCTTTGTGCGACCATATATGAACCTTTAACATATGTCCTCCTTAGGACTCGTTAACTGTTCATATATTATCCGCCTACGTTCGAGGAACTCCAGTCAGAACGCGGATCAACCAATTGTTCCTGCGGAAATCGACCCGCTACACCGGCCACCTGTGGGGTATGCCGTTTGCGAATAGCCGAACCTAGACTATGCAAATGCTCGTTTAGCTTCTCACTGCGCTTACGAATTGCCTTTAGCTTTTCCTGATAAACCTGGCCAGCAATCTTAGCTTCCTCATGTAGCTGTCCAAGCTGCCATAGAAGATGATTGTACTGTGCCTGAAGGTCTTCACCAGCCATTATAAATTCTCCTAGTTTGTTAAACTTGCGCTCCGACAACAGGGCTCGAACCTGTGACATCCGCATTAACAGTGCAGCGCTCTGCCAACTGAGCTATGTCGGATCGGAAATGTTATCTGCGGCCCTAGAACTAGCTGCTTCTAAATCCTTTGTTTCTAAGAACGCCCTTCGATAAGCAGTAAGACATGCTACGATGTAATCTACTAAAGTTACATCACGAGTGCGGCAATATATGTCGATCATGTGCTTTCCAAGTAGCGCTCGCAGTTCAATCTGAAAATCATTGTTATTCGCCATTTGGCTTTTCTCCAGTGAATATTTCATAGCATTTCGGACAATTAAAAAACATCTGATTTTCAGGATCTTTAGCTTGTTCGATAGTTATGGCTTTATCTCCAGCTACTGCACCATTGCAAGCAACTGGATGGTCACCAAATCTGCCATCGAAATCTATCAAATGAATAACTACTAGTTCTGCATCCACGGTCCCATAGTAGGATTCGAACCTACATCCCGCCGCGAAGTTGGAGCTTTACCATAAGCTCATATGGGACTTAGCAATCAAGGTTACTGTCGTGTACGATCTCTTTCGTATGCATCCTACGGAGAGCCTACCGTACCTGACCCATCTAAAAACTCCACTACCATCATGTCCGTCGACATTCCCTCACCAATAATTGCGCGTGACCAAAGGGATTCGAACCCTCATATCCTACCGTGACAGGGTAGTCCATTAGCCGTTATGGTATGGTCACAAGTGACATATTAGGAGCGGTCCCATCCCTATTTATTGAGCGGTAGCATATCCGCTAATTGCTACGTCATTATAGGCACGTGCATATGTCAGGCACATCGTGGAGAATATCGGATTTGAACCGATAGCCTTGACCTTGCAAAGGTCCTGCGCTGCCAGATTGCGCCAATTCCCCAAAGTGACATATTAAGCACGTTACTCTTTTTACCACTAGCTTGGTTACTATGCAGCGCGTCCGGAGTAGTAACTCTCGTGTGGATATCATGTATATGTCAGACACGATTTGTGGGCCAGGTAGGTAACGATCCTACATTGCACTATGTGCAGCAGTTTTACAGACTGCCTGCCAGACCTCTGGCACTAACCCATATTTAATTATTCACCAGTGATGAACAGACTAGCTCTGCACTTGTCACAAAAGTGCAACAAATCACCAGTTGCTGGCACCCTACCAAGTAGGGTGATATGTTTTGCGTATCTTGGTGCTTGCCAATCTTGCCATGGAATTCCACAAACTGTAAGTTCTGGTGCTTCGTCAACTGCTAGATGTACTATAAACATATCTAGTCCGTCTTCGACCCTAGATTATTTCCTATTACAGTTTCTAACCCATTTTCCCTTATATAGATCATACAAGCTTCCATCTTACGATCAGATATAGCTTTTAGAAAAGCTAAAAGCTCTGTGTACGTTAGCTGTTTATTGGAGGTTACTAATCTAATTCCTACATCTTCTATTAACATGTCGGGATAGTAGGATTCGAACCTACGACTTCTTGCTCCCAAAGCAAGCGCGCTGCCAAACTGCGCCATATCCCGTTAAACCTGGCTCAATTACACTGTACACAGCAGTTTCATCTGTTGCCAGGCGCGGACTGTGATCCGCTTGCAGCAACGTACGGGTATGAGCCGTACGTACTACCGTAGCCCCACAGGGAATCGAACCCTGTCCTACGCTGTGAAAGAGCGCAAAGCTAACCAATACTCAATGGGGCCATTCTCATGATGCATGTTTACATGAATCAAGATGTTCTACAAATAACACAGGCCAAACGTATCGTCTACCTTCGGTAGTATCTACGACAGCACTACCTTCGATGTCTAATCCAAAGAAATTACCAATAATGATTGATTGTGAATCTTCCCAGGAAAGAGTTATTTTCACTTGATGACCCAAAAGTTTTGCCATTTCTTCAAATGCTTGTTCGTTCATGTGCTTCCCATGGGAGTCGAACCCATACTGTACCGATTTTAAGTCGGCTCTCTCTGCCATTGGAGTACGGAAGCTTAGGTGCTAACCTCTATGTGCTGGTCATATGGTTAGCCGCAGGCTCACCCTGCCCTAATACTAGATTGCCTAGTTCAACTAGCCGGTCGGAACTAGGGATAGCGGGGACTATCAGATCCTATCCCAATCTAATAATAGTGTCAAACGCAGTCTTCGAATAAGTGGAGGTATTCTAAACTGGCCAGCAATCCTGCTGCAGTGCAGACAGCAGGAGTTATAGCAAAATTGCCACAGACAGCGAAAATACACATGTAATCAATGCAGCTACTATGGTTGCTATTGTCATTGGATGAAGCTTGTCATGCTTGTCAAGCTCATACCATTGAGCAATATCTAGTGCGTCTTCGTAGCTTACATTTGCCTTATTTCCATATGCATCAGTTACAACTACTTCTTCATCTGCATCAATTAATGTTGACATTAAATCCTGCCTGCACTGAATTCGGAAACAAGCTTTGGAAGGTTAGCATCAGCACCAACTACATCTAGCATACCACGATCGCGAGGATCTGCAATAGTGAATTCAGTTGTCGTTAGTCCTGCTACCACTAGCTTTGCATCAATACCAGTTCTCTGTCGATAATCACGGAGCGCTATGAATGGATGCACACTACCAAACCAAGTTTCATTGTCGGTCATAATGACAAAGGTATCAATTGCGATGTTGTTCATCTGTGCGTAAAGAATTGGTAGCGAACAATCAGTGCTACCAAAAGTTTGGTTTTCAGTACGCTGCAACACACTGTTCAGATCCATGCTAGCAGTGATACCAAGGTCTGTTAACTTGTTCTTGAAGCCCATAATTGCATAGTAAGGCTCAGTACGAGCAATTGACATAGACATAGCTGCACCAATTTGCGCACAGCTAAGTTCTAATCCAAGAGCACTACTAGACATAGATCCTGAAACATCGAGACCGATCATAGTGCGCTTATTTGCTGGCTCTACATAGCTAAATGCCTTGTAGAATCCCTCATTAAGTGCATCTACAATGATGTGTGACTCGCGCCAATCCTTAGTTCTAACGTGAAGCTTACGATCAACCTGACCTATCTGGTGTACCGATAGTGCAAGCAAGTACTGAATCGGGTGTAGCTTGGTACGCTTAATCATTTCCTCGTTAAGAAGTCCATCAGCGAAATCGCGAGCAAACACGAGATCGTCAAAAGCGCCCAAACGAGCCAAGCGAGTAATATTACGCAGAAGGGCTTGACCTTTGAGCGCACCATTGTAGAAAAGAGTCTTCCAAAGTTCGACATTCTTGTGGAACTCCGTAGGTACAGCTTCCCAAGGTAGACTACGCTCGGTTAGCGCCATATTCTTCAATTCAGAAAATGACTGAGCTTCCTGTGCAAACTTGAAAGCACGGATAATGCCCAAATCTTCTTCGTCAGTAGTACTAGCAGCAGGACGCTTGTCCTCACCAGTAATGAAATTGCCTACCCGCTTGTTAAGGCCCACAGGGTGGGACAAACGTAGAAGGTCGCGGTGAGACCAACCATTGCGCTGACGATACTTAATTACCTGATAAGCTAATGCTTCTGGTGTCTTGTTAGTGTACCACTCGGCAACGGCGCGACGCTTAGAACGTCCCCAACCACCAAGTAGTTCTACGTACTCAGCAAACTCAAACAGGTGCGTCGCAGTGCGGCAAACATCCTCAACTAGCTGAGAAGACTTTTCCTTACCGTAGGTAAACAAAGCAGCAACAGTGAAGATTGCCGCAGAGTTACGGTAAGCACGTCCACCCATGGATACTGCACGCACAACGTCGATTACTAGGTCTTCGTTACGCTCAATAAGGTCCTGTAAAAACGCGATATTTTCCTTAGTGAGCTTCTTCTCAGACGTATAGTACGTTCCACCATCAGTGCCGAGAATTAAAAAGCGCTCAAGCCGTGCCTGGTCAGACACCTCAAAAACAAATCCACCAGCGTTGTTCTCGACCTGATCCGGGCGAGCCTTTTCGGTCTGAATTGCTGGAGTGCCTAACGCACGGGAGAATGCTGAGTTAGCCATAGTCGACCCCTCCTAAAGGGATATATTACGATTGTGTATAGAGATTTTAGAATTATTATAAGTACTACCAAACCAAGCTGCCATTGTGGCAATGACTCAACGTATGCAACCAAAGTTGGCCTAAGATGAATACATCTACTACAAAATTCTTTTTCGATGTTACCTTCACAAGGTAAATCTTCGTGTAAAAGATCAAGTGCTTGTATTAGTGTTTTTGCATCATTTTGCACTTTCATGTGGAGACATAGGGACTCGAACCCTATCATCGTAGGTCTGATCATGCCCACGCTCACTAGTTGATCAGAAATATACTAGTGGACCCATGTGTCCCCAAAGGACTATTGGATATGTGTTGTAATCGTTACGAATTTCAGAGTCGGATTCGAACCGACATTAACCCTCAATGAGGATTGTTTTACCCTTTAAACTATCTGAGATAAACAATTAACTTCGACCCAACAGCTAAGCTTTGATTTTACAGCTCGTCGATTACCGATGGCGCTACTACTGGGGTTGGTTCTGGCGTAGCAGGAGTTTCCGGAGAAGCTACTTCTACTGCCTGGTCTGTCGTTACGAGTGCAGCGTTAGCTGTCTCTAGGTTAGTAGAAATCGTCTGTAGCTCAGCTAGCGCGGCGGAAGTGTCACCCTGCTCAATGAGTCGAGTAACATCCTTAACTAGCTCGTTAGTGTTAACGAGAATCTCCGAAGTCTGCGCATTTACAGCAGCTACGGCGTCGTCAAGCTCTGACACTTGTACTCCAATCGCGTCGATTTTCGCTTCTAACCCGTGTGCATATTCAATGTGCACATGGACAGCACTTACGGTGGGTGGCAATCCTGAGAAATCCAGGCTTATATTAACATCTGCCATCCATTTTCCTCCCTATAGTAGGGACCTTGCGCAGAGAGTGTAGGATTCGAACCCACGGAAGTGTTACCTTCTCCAGTTTTCAGGACTGGCGCCTTAGGCCACTAGGCTAACTCTCCAGTTGGATAGGTATTTTATTTGCTTATCGGGTTTATATGATTGGTAACCGATAAGATCCGACCCATCCAAGCCTATTAATTTATACGTACCGGCGAGCAGCCATAAACGAGTAAAGGTTGTTAACAATCACACCTTGAGCCGGGTTGGCTGCCTCTACAATCTTACCATTGCCAATGTAAACAAAGACATGGCCGTTGTACGGCCAAACGATGTCACCTGGCTGAAGATTGTCACGCGATACTGCATAGCCTTGACCAGAATACAGAATTGATTGATCCTGGTGTGGAACATATACACCAACCTGCTCTAGTGCACGCATTACCAAACCTGAACAGTCAAAGGCATATGGACCAGCCGCTGCCCAAACATAAGGTTTGCCAACCTGCGCTAGAGCATAGTTTACAATTCTCTGTGCTCTACTAGAATTGTTTGCTGGTGCCTGAGCGGGCGCCGGTGCAGGGGCCGGACCCACAGGTGCAGTAGTAGGAACTCTAATTGACTGACCAACATAAAGAAGGTCACAATTCGCGATGCCATTGGATGAGCATAGGCCCGGCCAGTGACTAATGTCGCCATAGAAAGCCTGTGAAATACCAGAAAGACTGCCATAAGGCGAAGGATACGGGGTAACAGTTACCGACGTATCGCTAGCTACTGTCTTATTCTCTACACTAGTTGAAAGATTGGCTACTTCCGTTATGCTACTTACTGGCGCTGCTGCCTGTGGGCTTTGCGCTGCAAATGCATGAGTCGGAAGACCCAAAATTCCTATCGTGATTAAGCCCGACAGCAAGGTCGCGACTAATCGATTCCTGTTCATACCAATCCTTTTTCGCGGGCGAAAACAGACACAGTAGAAACAAGTAACAATTAACGGTAAATGGTCTGCTTTCGCTTCAATATGGATTATTCTTTTATTTAAGGTTAGCCTCATCCCTAGCCAACATGGAAGCCCTCGCCAATTTGGTCGCTTCTTCTACACCCTTATGCGTCTCGGTGATATTCGCATAAGACGACATATTTTGCAGTAATCTGATCACCCCTCAGAGTCAGACTACTGGGAATCACCATGTCGTAATGCCATCCTATCAGGACTCGAACCTGAATCCGCCGGCCATAATTCAGCCAGCCGCTCTGCCTGTTGAGCTATAGAATGCCAAAGGTGCCACCTTCACATATCTGGTCTAGAAATCCAGGAGAGGTAAACTCTCTTATACGTGGCACCCTCGTCTATACACCATACCAACTTGATGCATGTAAATAACAATGTCCACCATAGGTTTGGCCCTTAAAGCACCACTTCTTTTCACAACGTCGCATGTATGGAAACTGCTTATTAAACCATCTTTTCATGTACCGACAGCGAGACTTGAACTCGCACATCCGAAGATACTAGAACCTAAATCTAGCGCGTCTGCCATTCCGCCATGTCGGCAAAGAAGTTGTAAGTCTGCTAGGAACGGCTTATCTTTACCCCTGGGCTGCACCTAGCTGCATAAGGGAATTTTAGTGTGCGCACGCCGTACGAATACCTCACGGTTATCGTATACTTACAACCTCGTTTGGGTGCTGGTTTCTTTATTGACTAACCACAGTTAAAGAAACCAGCAAAGAAACTTGTCTGCGACACCGATATTGTACGTCATTTAGGCGTCTGACCACAATTACTGTGCCAAAACAGATTGGACGACCAGTCTTTACAAACCCTAAGTTACAGAACTGGTAAACTGGACGCAGAAGATACAGGATTCGAACCTGTGGAGGTTACCCTCATTGGTTTAGCAAACCAACCCAATAAGCCACTCTGGCAATCTTCTATCGTTGGTAAGTGTTTGATCTGACCCAAAACCCTTTTGGAGATTTGGAACACACTTACCAACTAGCCATAACTTCGCAGTAAAAAGGCGAACCGCTTGCGGGAATCGAACCCGCGTACCCACTTTGGAAGAGTGGTTCCTTAGTCCATTAGGATAAAGCGGCATGATGCCCACACTGGATTACTAGCTTCCTAGGAGCTATATGGTTTCAAGCCTGTGATCTCCACCATAGTAACCAGTGTGAGCAATTACGCACACGGGGATTGGTATACCAGCCAAGGCGCCCGGTGCAGCTTATGAGATATGGATAAATTTTCGTTATCGGGTTTTTATTGCTCCACAGCTTCACAATGGGAGTCGAACCCATACCTTCTAATAATAGTTAGATAACCGACAACATCCGACCCATATCAACGTTTAACTCTTGTTAACTACACCTAAATCATAGTCACGGTAGTTTCCTACCCAAATAAATGCCGCAACGTTGCAACCATCAGTATAACCATAAGCCGGTCGTCGTGGATCAATACTTGTGTTACCGACTGGGCCATAGAACCGGTTGTTAATGTATTGTACGTTGCTTGAAGTAGCTTCTGGACAATAAATTGTAAGTGCACCAGACGAAACGAAGTTATCTCGAACTAAAAGATTCTTCATCGTCAGGTTGTCCATGATAATGGACGATGTTACCGGGTTAAACAGGTCAAACGTGTTGTGCTGAATAGTTACGTTTGTTGCTGAAACCGATTGAATACCATCGCCATGACCTGCTGAGGTAGCTTCGCGAGCCGAAATATAAGAATCGCGAACTATATTGTTGCTACCTAAGCTAAAGCCATTCTCACAATCATGAACATATACATGACTTGCAGTAAAGCCATCATCTGCAATGCCTGTACCAGTGCCATCAACACAGGTTACTTCGCTGTACTCAATAAGCAAAGAACCACTAATCATTTCAACACCGTAGAAGCATGGTCCAGTGATCTTAGAATTGCGGATCACTACATTTGCTGCCTTGATGTTGACACATTTCATGGACTTGCCATTGATAACTGTGCCAGCTACGGTAATCGTTTCCGGTCCAGTATACGTAGTTAAGACTGTGCCAACTGGTACACCGGTATCGCCATGGTCGGGATATCCACACTGGTGAAGATAATTAAAGCAATTCTTCAGAGTAGTAGACGGCCCTGTGGGACTTGGTGTAGGTGTCGGCGTTGTAACAGTAGGACTAGGACTTGGAGTTGTTGTACTAGGTGCCGGTGTTGTTACCGTCACACTAGGCGCAGGTGACGTACTACTAGTGCTTGGTACAGGTGTAGGATTTAACTGAGCATTGATCAGGTTAATGATCGCTTGGTTATCTGCTACACAATTTTGTGCTCTAGTTAGTTGGTTACCTGTCGCATTAGAAGCCAATAACTGGCAATTTGCCAGGTTATCCTCTGCTAGTTGTAATCTTGCTTGCAAACCAGATGGAGCAGCACTAGCACTAGCTGCAAATCCGATTGCGATTAGAACTGACGCGAGAACTACTGATAACGCCAGCTTTGTACTTCTTTTTACTTGACTCATCCATACTCCTGAACTTAGTTGTTTTCTGGAGTAATGTCTTTGTCCCGTGTTTTTAATTGTGGCGCGTCTTGTAGGAATCGAACCCACTCAAAGAGGTTTGGAAGCTCTCGTGCAAACCATTACACTTAAGACACAAGGCGCCACCGGTAGAGTTTATTCAGTGCCGGTGGCTTCACTGACTTTCCATCTAGTGACGCGAAGCCATCTATTTGGAAAAATTTGTGCATCCTTCATATTAATATCGGCGATGCACGATTCCTTCTATGTCGGCCGGACACGATTTCCTTGCGTACCCACAGTAGGAATTGAACCTACAACCCTCACATTCGTAGTGTGATGCTCTATCCGGTGAGCTATGTGGGTGGGATAGTTCGGATGTGTGTATGTTGATCGGGGTTTTCGCTGCTCTACCAATTGAGCTACAGAGATAACTAAATCTCTGCTAGGATTCGAACCCGGAACCAGCGGCTTAATAGGCTAACCAATCAACGTTCGACCCGAACTTTAATTCAGCGCTTAGATATAGTATGTGCGTGTAGTCGGGAAGCAATATGTTAGATAACCGACTACTTTCGACCCAAGCTAAGTTAAGAAGTGTGCTAAGTCTCTACAAGCATAACTATCGACTGTTCACAATGTAGACGTTACTGTCGACTCAACTAGCACACTGTATTATGCGTACCTTGTCCTCCACTGTACGCTTACGACACCCAATAACGGAATTGCGTCGCATCCACTAACAAGCTTAAGGACACGGATATGTTATTGTTAACGGAAGATTCTCTGCCAGATAACCGTTAACGTTCGACCCGTGTTTAAAGTCAGCCCTAAGTCTGACAATGAAAACTACAGTAGTGCCGGAACACTACTGTAGAACTAGCTTCTGAATATGTTTTAGAATCGACCGTTGTTTCTAACACGCTACAAACACTAGTTGCCGCGTGCTGACGCTACCATGCGTCGTGCTATTGGCAAACCTTTCGGGTACCAATAACGAGATTCGAACTCGTAATTAGATAATCGATTCAATCCGACTCAGAAGGCAAATCTGTTATATTCCACTTAAAATCTGGAAATGCTTCTTGAATTGTGAAGCTTAGGTGTGAATTTCTATCGCGAACATCTACACTGTGTCCAGGTTTGTGATGCTTGTTGTTGTTACACTCTTTGTGTGCAAGTACCATGTTGTCATCATCTTTTGCTTCTTCTGGAGTACACAGTGCAAAGTCTTTGATATGATCGCGGGATGCATCGGCTCTACTACATGGTCTGTGGCAGAGTTGACAGATACCACCATCACGTCGATATATTCGGTTAAGTTGTCCAGCACGGCGCGATTTATCCATTCTCTCGCGTCGGGCTGCATAGTTCATTGTTTCGTAATTTGCTTTTGTACCCATTTTGTCACCTCCAATGCTCGGAGGATAATAAGTGCAACTCTTCTTCCATCACCTACGGAGTAGATCATTGTCTACTGGGCGGCAGCGGCTTCAAAATGGAACCTTTAGTTGCTATCGTCGCAATTTTTGGTCAGCAACCCGATAACTAAGTCCTAAACGACATCAATTACCGGGGTTTCACCAAAAATTTTTTATCATTACTTTTTGAGTGTCAATGATCTAACACTATTTGTTGTAGACACAATAGGATTTGAACCTATGACCCTCGCTTTGTAAGAGCGATGCTCTTCCACTGAGCTATGCGTCCGACTATTTTGGTGGAGCGGGTTTCGTGTAGTTCTAGTATTAGGTCACGCGCCCCAACAATTTACGGTCCCTAATATTTCACACAACCGTAAATTGCAAATATGACAGTCTTTGTTTCATGTCCTCAACGGGGATGTCCGAAAATCTCTTCCGGTACCATACGACTGTCACATTGCTTAGTAGGGCACACCACAGTGTCGTTTAAGTTGCGTTATCCACGCGCACCCCTACGTTTTTGCATCCATTTAGTAGTAAAGTATGTGGCTGGACTTTTCGCCATAAGGAGCCAGCCATCCTACAATTAGCCGTTACCCCTAACAGCTAATTACTTGGCATTACAGTATACCATGTCTCATGCCATGGTATACACACGCGCAGCTACCGAAAGGTAAAATGGACATAAAACCCTTTGGGCGCGCATGGTCTAATAAATCTTTAATTGTCAAGGCACTAGTTGACATTCCGTCAGGGAACTGTCATCACGTTGGTAATCAAACCATACAGGCACTGACCTAAGCTGTCAAGGGTTTACTGAAAAATCCTATTTGCCCAGGTCAGAGCCTTGATCAATTGAAGCTGATCGATTAAGCATGATCCAAAGTGCCTGTGAAGTGCTGAATGTACTTAAAGCTGTTGTCTGATAACCATAAAGTCCATTTCCGGTTATCGTTGATATCTACTGTGACCGCAAACATAGGCGCAGGAGTTCGAACCAAGTTTGAAATCGCAAGTTGTACAACCATTGGACTATCAGTAATTGAATGTGGAAATATGTTTTCTAGATGGTCACTAACAATCATGTTTTTTGTCCTTTCTGTTAGTTGTACAACAACCCACAGGTGCAAGACCTGTCGGCTGCAATGCAACTAAAGTAGCGCAGTTGTAATATCTAGCAAATCATCATCTGTTATTTCATCAAGACGATCTTGAACCCTATCGCGCACATAGTGTGCGAAGAGAGTTCTTAGATCCTGAAACGGAATATAAACCACATACTCGCCATCAATTGCATCATCGCCACCAATTGCATTAGGATGATACGCAATTCGTGGACCAGTCAAATTTGGTCCAGCAGTTTCAGCATTGTACATAGTTATTTCAGGAATGCTAAAAGAGATACATCCGGAATAGTCAGAATTGTGGTGAATAACCAGATTGGTGGTTTCAATACTATGAGACATTAATACTCCATTTCTGTTAATTGTACAACACAGTACTCAGACTGAGCTGAGTACCATGCAATGCAATTAACCGTAAAAGCAAGCCAGAATCCAGCGAGGTACCAGTTGTATTGGTGTAATATTAAGTACCTCAAGTGCGGCATCTAGCTTCATATTAGCAGCGTGGTCGAGATCAATATTGATCGGCTTAGCTCCGTAATCCCAAACAACATGCAAAGGCTTAACCCCTAGCAGGTAATTTGGGTACTCGTAAGAGCCATATCTCTCAATACCAACTTCTAGTTTCGCTTTTGCTTCATTACGTTGCTTAAACGTGCTATTCTCAAGGTCAGGAATACCAACCAAAGCTAGCAGCCTGTCCTCAAAATATTCATCATTTGCGTTAAAACGTCGACCTTCAAAACCTGGAAAGTTGTAGTAATCTCCAGTTTCGGTAGTACCTTGTAACTTCCAAAAGTCTGGTCCACCCAAGTCATACCCATAGACCAGAATTCCACTAGGAGAACTACCCATTTTTGTATCCTTCTACGTATTCCATAAAATCATGGTTATCTTCATAACATACTGTGCCAGTACAAGGAACTTCGTGATTGTAAACAGTTACTAGTTTGTAGCAATCTGGTCGGCCTGTGGCATTAGGATGACACAAAACTTGACCCGTTGGTCCACGACTGTAACCACCAGCAAAGTTATTCATTAATCTACTACAATGAGCACAATCCATTGGTGCAGACATTCTCGTTGTAGAGTTATTAGCAACCATACGAGGTGGTCGAGATAGTTTTGGCCTGTTACTTGTTAGTTTTACCATTTTTCTCCTTTAACTTGGGATGACCATACTAGGTCAAGCCTAGTATGATCAACACGAGTTAAGCTTCCCACCATGTATTTGCATTACTATCTTCATGTAACGTATCAGTATGAAGATATGGCTTTACACAAGGTGTGAAATACGCTGGATGAACATGGTCACAATCAACCGGCTCATCAGTATAACCTTCAGGATGATCACAGTCATCAAGAAAAATGTCTAAGCCGACATCCTGTGGGTCCTTTTTCATGATTGAACCTTGGTTTCGTGATCTTTATGTCCATAATCAGGACACGTCTTAGTGTGCGTGATTACGCCATCCTTTTCCTTTGCCTTACAAATTATACACTTCATTAAAACTCCTCGTCTAGAACTCTTTCTACAAGATCGTATTCCAGACCTAAGCGCATAGATAGCTCATAAACCATTTCCGAATAAAGGTTTTCACACATTTCTTGGTAACGGCTTTGAGCATCACCAATAGCTTTTCGTGCTTCTGGACTAATGCTAATTTTTGGTTTCATTTTTGTCCATTCTCCTTAGTAGTACAACACAGCACTCAGATTACTCTGAGTACCATGCAATGCTACTAACGATTACGGAAAAACTGCTCTAACAGCCACTCGGGCACTGCGGTATCTTCTCCGAAGTTATCAGCAGGACCGAGAAAAACCACATTACCCACTAGTACATCACCAATACCCAACCAACCAAGTTCTTCAGCAAAAAGAGTTGCTGTTTCATTGACCGGCAACCTAAGCAGTTTTCCTTCTTCATTACAATAAGCATTCCAGCTAGCAAAAGATCCACTGGAAACGAGTTCTATGTTACCACCAACGGTCTTTTGCAGCCATTCTAGATTAACATCAACATCAACCATTTCAGCAGTTACCTCATCTGAAATTGGCCTTACTATTAGTACCTTCATGTCTAGTCCTTTTTGTTAGTTTTCTTAGTGGTACAACACAATACTCAGACAAGCTGAGTATCATGCAATGCCACTAAGCGCTAGTCATATCTTCGATTTCCCAAATTCCTGATACCCCTTCGACAGAAAGTCCAGTCTGAAAAGCAATTTCATGCATTCTAGCTCGCTTTCTAGCCTCAACATCACGAAGAAATACCCTACGGGCAGCTTTTACAAACATTATCCGTAGTTCGTCTTTTGGAATTGATCTTAGATCAGCCATCTTAGTTTCCAATCTCTCGGCGTGCCGTTTGTCCGATTCTGGTGCCACCTAGATCGGCGCGCATACCAGCGGCTCTACCAGAGTTGTATCCTTCTCGACTATTAACACTAGTTGAAGTTCTAATGTTTGATAGCCTAGGAAATATATCATGTACTGCGTGCTTAACTAGCTGTGCCTTATTAATCAGCACTAGCTCCATACCACTACCAGCCGCTGATGCTTTAACATCTTCTCTAGCACGAGCGGCAGCATCGTTAACTCTTTGTATTACAGTAGCAACATATCCTTCTACAAAGGAAGTGTTAAACGTTCTAGTGTGCACATATGCTGGCTTTTCTGCCTGTGCACCTTCCATTGCAGTAATAAGCTGGATAACGAGCGAGAAGTATAACATAAACACTCGCTCAATATCTTCCTGAACACCGAAGACATTAGCTTTTTCTTCGGACCTAACCACATAACAACCAAAAGCTTTGGCAATTGCGTTGAGCATAAGCATTTTCTTAAGGCTAAACGGTGCGTGCACAATAAGTCTGCGCATATCAACCTTAGGAGTTTCATTTCGTTGTGCTCTAAGCATATCTTGCTCAATGCCAAACTTGGCCATTAAGTGTGTTACTTTATCTACAATCGCATCACGTTCGGCTTGAGTTGTTGCCTTATCTTCGGCTTTCGCCATAAGTTTTTCAACAATCTCACGCCATTTATTTGTGCTGTTTTCCTCTGACAATTTTCTGTCCTTTCTCGGATTCCATTTTAGTGATGCAACACTGTGTCTGTAGGCAAGCCCACAGGCACAATGTAACGTCACTAATATGTCATGTACTTAGGAGACACATTTTTAACTTTGATAGTCCACTTAGTGGCGTCGTGATGCTTAGTGAGATCATACAAGTGATCCGTCAGAAAATCCTTCAAATCAATATCTTGAGCATCTGGCGGAAGTTCTTCCTTGTCTTCTACTTCAATCTCTACTAAGTACCTCATGCCGCTTCGGTCGCTTCGTCTTCTACAACAACCTTAGCTTTCTTAGCAGCATCATGGTTTAGCTTGTCTCGACTAGCAAGTGCGCCAGCCAAATTGTCAAACTCGGTAAACTGGTAATCATCAGTTTCCTTATCCAGGAACTTCTGCCAGTTAACCTTACGGGCAACACGAAACTTGTTCGACGGGTTACCCATGCTTAGTGGGTAAATCGCAACAAAGACGTCTTCCATTTTCTAACCTCTTTCTATTCCCACTTGTCGCGGTGTTGCGAAATGTGGTTACCTGTACTTCTTAGCATCATTTCTAGCCGATCTACCCTAGCCTCAGCAGCCGCACGCAAATCAGCTTTCTTCTCAATCTCTGTTTCTGTTATTGGTAGCTCGCCTAGTTCGTCCTTTTTAGCACAATTCTTGCAGAACTCGGGCGGTCGACCACGTCGAGATGGAATTGCAAAGATATCACTACAACCCTTGCAAAACAACATCATCATTTTTACTTCGGTAGTTTCAGTCATTGATTCTCCAATTCTATTTTCTGAATGAAGAACACGGTACTCAGTTTTGCTGAGTACCATGCAGAACATTCAGTCTATGAAACTGTAACGCTACAAACCGCTTGCGAACTTCCAGATACTACTGACTGATTAAGAACAGTACCAAACCTGTTCTTAATGAAGCAAGTAACAACTTCTGCCGGGTTGCGGTTAATCGACGATGCCCTAATAATAACAGACACCGGCTTACCAGGCCGATAGTGAACGGACGAACAGAATGGTGATTCTACTACCTCACCAGTCGGGAAATAACGTCCTTTTGTGTCCACTACACTTTGTTCTGCGGATTCCGTCGAAACAGTAACAGATAGCTGAGGATCGGTAGATTGCGCATGTAGTGTTACCCAATCTAATCCTTGCTTTACTGGCTCAACACAGCCTGGTGGAACATCAGCCGGAAACGTGTAACCAGGGTAAATTTCACTAGCCTTACCCTCAGTCTTGTCACACGAGCCAGCCGTTAGCAACAGTAGAATAACTGTGCCGATAATCGCAGTCTTCATTTTCAGTTTTTATCCTTTGTTAGTATAGTTTTGGTACAAAGGTGTACTGCCAACTTTTCCAATTGTTATCTTTACCATCGAGAGTTTTACCAGGAGAAAGTCTAGCGCAAATAACCTTAACGCCAGCCTCGTCCATTTTCATAAACTCCCAACAACCACGAGCTAGGCGGCCATTACTGTTGAAATCCAGCAACCACGATTCCAACTGGAACCGCGGAAATGTCATCACAACGCCACCATACTCGTTATATGCAACATATTCAGTAAAGCTTAGGCTTGCACTTGGCTTTTCATTGCGGTTTGAGCACTTTACTACGCGCCCGTCCGGATCACCAAGCGCAATCCATGCGTGATCATTTATCAAACCTCCACAAACATCACAGTCTGTGTTTTGCATGTTACGTCTAACGTATGTACCGACAACAACCGTTAGGTCATCGTCGGTCATGTAAATCTCTTTTTCTAGTTCCATTTTGTCCTGTCTTTCGACTTGTTGTAATTGGACAACACGGCGCAGAACGTACCTTAGGTGTGCACACCCGCATACGGCGTTCTATGCGTTTCCAAATGGTTGGTGTGCACACTTAGGGCACGTTCTGCACCATGTTGAACAATTAGCTTTCGTCCTTTTCTTTTTCTTCCACTACTTGGTATGGGAACCGCACAATAACTTGGCTTCTAACTTCTATGTCAATAAATTCACCATAGAAGTTATCTAGTTCCAAACCTACGCCATCAGCATTCCGCTTTTCGTAGCGAACCAAATTTGCATCATGCACCCATTGCTGAGCGCGGTTTAATGCATATTGACCTTCACCAAAAAGCGTAATAGGCTCATTGAATAGGCAATCGTGCTGTTTGTCCGTCTTACCTTTGTTGGATTTAGGTTTCCGGTTGAAAGCAAAATATTCAATGCTATACTGAACGACAATGTCTGCCATTTTTCTTGTCCTTATTGTCTAAATTGTTCAGTTAGGTATAATTTGTTCGGTATGTCCGAATTATACCTAAATCAGCAATCTAGCTGTGAATCTTGCACTCATCGTCTGAAATTATTTTACCACGGCTTGACCCTTACCGTCCAGACATAAATTAAATTCGAGCGCGGGAGCGTGGCGCTGAGCGCGCGGCGTGGCCGGTCTAGCGCTCTACCTGCTACCTGTGGGCACTGCGCGAGCTAAACAGACACATTTACATATCTGAATGCTAACAGAGTGCCCACAGGGCAAGTTGTTACACTAAGCTTGTGGATTATCCTTAATCGGCCTTACCTTAGGATAAGGCCATTCACTACTACGTTCGCCTGGTAACGGCTCATCTTTAAGAATTTGAGCCACTACCTCTTTTGATTCAATGTACCAGGCTTGGTAGAGCCTAACTCGATCTTGCAGTTCTAGCACGCGCGCCCAAAACCTATCAGGATTCAGTCCTGAATTAACCGCGCGAGTTACTAGAATGAAAAATTCCTCACGGGTAATGCCATTTGGTACCGTAGGATCTACCATAGCCAGCCATCCTGTTCGACAAACTCTACAGTGTTATTCTGTTCCAAGTTTATTTCTTGAGCTGTATCTAAATCTGGAATGGTGCCAGCCTCTAAAATGTACTTAAAAGCTTCCCATTCTTCATTTCTTAGAGTTTGACTAGGACCAGCAAGTCCTAGGGCAAACTCATTATTTCCAGCGAACAGACGGTAATGCGTGTGTCCGCCATTAGTCTTATACTTGAACTTAAAGTACATTTCTTACCTTTCTGTTTGGTTGTGCAACACTGCGCTCATGTTGCCATGAGCACAATGCAACGCAACCAACTATTCACTTAGTCGTGAATTAGCATCCAGTCCCGTGGCAAATCCTCGCCTACCGTCAGACCAGCATCTAGCGTGCTAATTCGGTCCATCAGCTTAGTCGTGTCCGTTACAAGTTGCCCGGAAGCAACGTAATTGACTCGATCGCCAGGTGTCCCGATTCGTTCTCGCATAACACTAATCTGCGCGCGAATCTCAGCCAAAAGCCTAGTTGTGTCATTCACGATTTCAGTTGTTGAAGTAGCGTTCTTACCCATTTTATCAATTCCCTTCGTTGTTCTATTGTCCATTTACAACTAACGTGCGTGGTCGCCACAGGAATCGAACCTGTAACGACCGCTTTGTACTAAATCAATCGCCAATCGGGAAATAACTCTGCTGATGGCAATGACTACAAGTAGTCAAATCGCCATAAGGTAGCTGCTGTGTCGTGAGCGTGCCATACTGCGAGCAATCTGGACACTTTGCCTTAGGATGATTATAAAATCCTGCATGCGGCTCGCTGCCGTCCGCGTGCGCGTACATAATATCCGAAATCTGCGTGTACTTCACTTCATTGTGATTGATAAACTGCTTTGCTCTAAGCCGAACCATCGGCTTATCACACGTAATGCATGGTCCTGCATCTGGATTCAAAATTTCCAGTGCCTCATAGTAATATGAGTATTTGTAGTATTCGTGTGTCGACTCATTGCCAACAGGAAGTTTGTACTCAGAAAGTTCCATTTTATTGCCTTTCTGTTTGTCCATTTGTTTAGTTGTGCAACACTGCCCAGGATGTTTCTATTTCCTGGACAATGCAACGCAACCAAGCATTTAATCATAATAACGGCTTCTACCTGTAGTAGTTCCTGCCATTCTAGCTTTTACTCTCGCTTTTTCCTCAGCAACACGTTTAGCCATATGGTCAGCTTTCCGGGTTTCTATCGTCATTAGGAATGCTCTAGCCTCGTTCTCTGCATTAACATGGCCTGCCCATAGTTGATGTGGATTCCAGCCAGTAATCCCACAGGTGCAGCACAAGAGTTTCTTAGTAAAGCTTACTTTGTGTGCGGTAATTGTGTGGTCATAACAAGCCGTGCGCCAATCATCGGGAACATACAACCATCTTCTCCTAACTGTGGTATTGCTTGGGTTAATATAGTTAGTTGAATAACACGGTACTCGACCTATCGTTAGCAATGAGTTGCATTAGCACGTCGAGTACCGAGCAAAACCACTAATTATTTTCAGTCAATCTAAGTGCTTGCGAAAGTGTCCTACTAGAATCCCAACAGCAATCAGAGTTCCTAGAGATCCTAGTAGGGCCACCATGTAAAGTATTTGTGCCAGACTTGGAATTTCTTGCATCATGTTTTCTTTTCTTCCTTTGCTTTCATGTCAAGTTTTTCAACTCCGACATACTGAACGCCAGCTTTGCGAGCCGCTAACTGTCGCTGTAAGCCTACCTCAGTAGCCGGGTCATAGACAAATTGCTCATTGCTGATAACTAACTTAGCAACCTGCTCATTATTGGCCGTTTGGTATATCCCGACCAATAAGTTTATAATTTCTTGCCAGCTATGCCCACCTTGGCTAATACTCGTCCCATTGGTGTAAACTAGCCCGAATTTGTAAGTTGTCACGGATCGCTCCTAAATAGTCCAATTATTGAGGACTTCAAGTATATAACGCCAAAAAAGGACACTCAGTACTAATCGGACCTTTTGAGTCTTATAGTACTGAGTGCCCTTTTTAGGGGTTAATGCCTGTTTTTACTTCTCTGCGGTGTAATCCGCCGTCGTGCAGACACGGATCAGGACTGCCCACAGGACTGCCCACCAGTAGCCGATCGTCGGCACGCCGGGCAACCACTCAGCGTGAATGATACCCACCAAAATCATGAATACCCACCCAAGCGCGAGCGAAGCAAGCGCACTGAAACCGAGTCCCAGCAGAATAATCCCAATAAATGCGAAAATAGCCATTTTTTGTCCTTTGTCCTTTGTCCTTTGTCCTTTGTCCTTTGTCCTTTTTGTTAGGTTATTACTGTTTAATGTGCTTTTAATGCCTTTTTGTACATTTGGGCGTTAAGTCCCCTAAAATCGTAGATTTTAGGTATAGTGTGAACTTTGTCACGTCCTTAACGCAAGCGGTAGGGTACTCAGTCAAACTGAGTACCCTACCCACCTTAGTTGATTTTAGTCAGTTAGGCACTGACTTATTGCATTTCGACTAATCCTCGTCAGTCTGGGCGGACTTGCCCTTTTTAGTGTTCTTCGCCTTTTCCGCTTCCTTAGCGGCCTGCTCAGCGTGGTACCGAGTGGTCGCCTCCTGAATTGCAAGCTCAACAGTCGCCTCTTCGATCTTTGCATCGGAAAGGAACTGCTTGTACTTCTCTACAAGCTTGGCAGCCTGCTCCGTACGCTCGACCCACATTGCCTGGCGAGCCTGCGCGTAGAGCGACTTTTCTACTGCTGCACCTAGAAGAGACAGATTGTCCTCGGGAGTACGAGAACTGGCACGCGCTGCGCCCTGTCCGCGAGTAGACAGTCGATCCTTACGCTCAATCCACCATGCGGTAGCTTCAGCCTTAAGAATGTAAACGCGCGCCTCAGCGTCGTCCGGACCCTTTACGAGAACGTGCGGGATTCGGTCTTTCTGAGCCTTAACAGTCTGGTACACGGCCTGTGGAACCACGTACTCAGACATATCAAGGTCTTCGCCTGCCTCAAACTTTGCTTTCATGAGGGTTTGGGTCATGAAAGCGGCGAATTCCGTGACGGACATCACTCCGTCGGGAATCTGCGCGACAGTCTCCACAGGAGAAGACTCTGCGTCCGCAGACTCAGTAGAACCACTTGTTGAGTTGTCAATTTCAGTAGTGGCAGAATCTGGCGCACCGTTACCAACAGATCCCACAGGGGCACCCTGCGAATCGCTGGTGTCAAGTCCGTCAAACAGATCAAGTGAATTTGTCATTTTTGATCCTTTCGAGATCATTGTTTTTTGGGTAGTACTTTGTTTCCACTTTAAAGTATACCTCATGCACTGACAAGTGTCAAGTACATTTCTAAAAAATCTTGACTTATTTTTCTCTCATCAAGATCCCTTAGAGATGTGCTCGGCCGTCTTGTGTCGCGGGCTGGCCGCTACCTGTGGGCTTTGCTCGCTCTGTGCTCGCTTGCATGTCCCATTCTAACAGGTATAACGGCCAGCCGCAACAGTTTATGTCCGTTTCTCCAAGATTTTTTCTAAGAATTTTTTGACAGCGCGTCGAACCCTGTTGATCTTAGATCACGTCCTGGCGAACCAGGTCGGCCACCATGATCACTCCGGTTGGACTGGCGCGTACCACGTGCTTCGGTCGACCACGGACACCTTGGACATGTGCCCGTAAATCGACCAAACCGTACTTTACTAGGTTTCTTAGGTCATTACGAGTTTTTTGGACAAAAATCGCTGTTGGAACATAACCCTGCCGACGCTGGCCAGCACCCAAATTAAAGGTTATGGCCTGTAATGGCTGAGTTTCGTTGGTTCGTTCACTTACGCGAAAAATGTCCGTTAAATCACCTTCGATCTCTGTTGTATCTTTTGCGCTTTCTCTGCTGTTTGTGTAGTCTGTGCCATTCGTACTATCTTGGTTATTTTTGGCTAAAAGCGCCATTTGCTGTGTTTGGGTAATTTCGTTCCGTTGCTGGTTATTGCCTTGTAAGAGTGCTTGGTACTCTTTGTCCAATTCGCGCCTATCGTTCGCTTCTGCGTCGAGTACGGCGTTATAAATCATTTTGAGTAGTGCGGCCTGTCTTATTGTGACTTCGCCGGTTATGAACAAATCTTCCGTTCTGGTAATCTTTGTCAAGTCTAGGATATCGTGCGCTCCTAGGTTCTCTTTGTCCATAATTATGGCTCTTGCTATTTTTGCCGTTTCTATGCCACGGTTGGTTAAACGTCCGTTTTCGTAGCATAGGCTAGGTGAGTAACCTCTGATCGCAGAAATCAGGCTACGGGTGGTAAATGCGTTAATGGTTGGTTGTGTGAAAAATTGCTTAAATCCTAATGCGTCCGTTTCGTCAGCATCTATTGCGGTTTGTTCATCAAGCTTATACTTGAGCCATTGGCAGAGTTCCGTCGACATGTGTCCTAAACGTTCAGGTTCGAGGCCTTTGCCGTAAATTGGGTGTGAAATTATTATTGCGCGGTTATTAGGCCATACTGGCATGTTACGCTCCGTATGTGGGTAGTTGCTACGTGTTGACCGTTTTATGTCATTGGCGCGGCTAGCTACCTATGTTAGCACTGGTCACGATTGAGACAAAGTTGATCTCTACCGGGCCAATCCCTTATCTACGTTTAGCGATTAAGGTCCACACTATAGCAAAAAATTCGGACATTTGTGATGTTGAGTCGTAATATCCAAATTTTTACGAGTCCTGAAGCGCTCTACCTAGATAAGGCATTGGAACGTCTGTTCTAGAACAAGACAGTGGCATGAAAATGTCCAAATTGCCGGTGTGTGCGAGAGATAAGGTATACCATTAACTTCCGTAGATATATTGTTTTGTCCGTTTTGATTCGAACAGACGTTTGTATTAAGTATGTAGTCATTGCTTAAATGAAACAAGGAAAAAATAGGAGTAGTAGAGTAGTGAAGATGCTGACTGTGTGGTGACTCGTGGCAAACACGCTGCTATTGGCGGTATGTCCGATTTGGTGGGATTCCACGTGACCACGACCCCCACTCAGCGAGTGATAGAAAGAGGTATCCCCGGTATACATATTTGGGTCCGATAGGTAAGCGAATGACCGAATGGAGGCGGATTGCCCCAATTCTTGAGGAATACAGGTGGTATGGTTAAATATAGGTCGGATTGTCCGGACATGAGGGATTTGGTGGAGATTGGGTCCTCATGTCCGGACATGTCCGATTAGTTCACTTCGCCCCAAATGAAGTTGTATCCAGCCTTTCGGGTGTCTGTAGGCGGTCCGTACGCACTTAGCCGCCTTTCGGTAGCTTCGTCCGCGATCACGGCATATGTGTTATCCGAGTAAATCGCGGCGATTGCGTTAGGTGCCCGCATTGACCCGCCTTTCGGGTACTTCTTCCTCTTTGTGGCTTTTTTGGTGGTAACTGGCATTGGCGGATTGTGTGGGGAAATGTCCATTTTGTCCGTTTTCTGCTAGGTGGTCTGTTGATCTTGGTTGGTGGGCATTGGTCCGCTCAGCGTGGTTGGTGCCGTTCGCCCGTTGTGGGCCACGCTGAGCGGGTTTGGTGCCTTTTGGGTGTCTCTGCCTAGGTATAGGCATTTTGGAAATTAGAGGCGCCCATGGCACGTATTGGTACATATGTACCAATACGACCATGATCGTCCCTTTTGGGGAATATGTGGTTGTTAGAAGTGAATTGTAGCTTTTTGGAACTTTTCGCGGTCAAAGTCTTGATTGTCCGCTTTGAGCGTTATGCACAGTTCGTTGACTAATGCCCGGATTGCGTCCAGTTCGCGCGTATCGTCCGGATAGTCGTATTTCTCCATCTGAGCCCTAATTGTCCGAGCTAGAAGGATATAGTGTTTTCGTGTCACTTTGTCCGATCCTCTCCGGTTTTGGTAGTTTTGTGCCGATTTAGGTGGACATGGCATGAGATAGGTGGACTAGACCTATCTCACACCAAATCTGCCTAAATGGTGGGGTTGGTACTAGATGTCGTCTTCGTCCTCTTCGTCTGAATCGTCCTCTTCGTCGTAATCGTCGTAATCGTCCGGGTCCGCGTAGTCTGACCCGTATCCGTACGGTTCGTACGAACTGTCCGATTGCGCCTCATACGCCGCTTCTAGGTGCTCATCAACCGAAGTGTCAGTGTTGAACATTTTTGTACCTTTCTGTGGTATTTGAGGTGTAAATGTCCGGTTTAGGCCCCGGACCGTGCGGATATGGGCTTTTTAGGACCATATCCGACGGATCGCGCCTAATGTGCGGAAATGGGCGATCTGACCGTAATGCGAGCTAGATCCTGGAAAGGACAGCTATGGATGCATATACGGCTATTACGATTATTGAGATAATTGCATACGGTTTGATCCGCATTGTCCGTCCTATCCCTTAAGTACCGTTTGTCCGATTTGGGCACCGCTGATCTTGGCACTTTCGTACAGATGTGCTAAGTCAGCGGATTCGGTAACTTTGAGGAGTTTGTCCAAAAAGCTATTAAATGCCCGAATTTGCCTAATCGTCAACTTCGTACTCTTTGGCATGATCTGTCCCTTTTAAGTTGGATTTAGTTGGTTTAGGTGGACATAGCACGATTCTGACACTCTGAGTGGAATGTCCAAAATGCCAGAATCGCACTAAATGCACCTAAGCGCTAAGAAACTCCCTTTCCAACGGATCTGTCAGGATATCAGGCGTTCTGAACGTTACTTCGGGTTTTACCGGAATTGTCGCTTTCGGGCTAGATGTCCGTTTTGTTGGGGTTGCGGTAGCCTTAGTAGGACTAGCCTTTTTTGCCGGAACTGTCTTTTTCGCCGGGTTTGCCGGTTGTGTCACCGCTCGCGCGACTGGCACCTTTTCGACCAAAATTACCGCAGAAATCACACTTGGCACATCTACGATGAATGGGTAGGTTATCGCAATAATCCAGATTTGTCCGTTTTTGATCGCTTCCGTGTACAAATGGAAGCCAGACATCCCAAATGCGACAATTGACACCATACCCAATCCAAAGTAGACAAGTACCTTATGCATGCCCTTACGGGGATTAAGGTAACTAATCAGGTGAATCGTGAGAAACAGTACCACAACTGGCATAGCGGAGAAAAGGATCGGTTCTGCCGCAATCTTACCAGAACGGACATTAAACCAAATTGAGAAAAGTCCGGTAAGCACCAAAGTAGCGGTTGCCCACCTTCGTCCTTTTTGTACCTTTGTGATAGGAGTCTTCTCGTTTGCCATCTTAGGCCCCTTTCAGGTAGGGAAAGCACAGGATGGGATGGTTTGTCCCATCCTGCACTTTTTCTACCTGAAGGTGCAATAAAGCCATATTTAGGTGAGAATGTCCGATTTTTGCGGGTTTGTCCTGCCCTGTGGGGTTTGCTGGCAGTTCCGCCCGCCTACACTAAGTATAGCATACCCGATCGGCATTTATAGTGCCAATTGGACATTTCTACATGTCAGGTATCTGACAGTGGCTATTGTGGTGATATGTCCAGTTTTAGCCTGCCATGTCCGTTTGTTGTGGTTATCTACCTAAATAGAGGTCTCTGAGCATTACGCCCCATTGTTCCCACATGCCCGCAGGTGTGACGGAAAATGCGGTAATGTACTCATTGACCCAATTTACGTAGTTTAGCACGAATTCGCCCCATGTGCGCCAATATTCTACACTTGCAGCCATTCTGTGCCGAATGTCCGAAATGATAGCATGTTGGAGGTTTGAGTCGATTTCTCCGAAACCAGGCTGTTTTTCCATGTATTCCCTGATTTCGAACGAACTAGGCGTTAAGTCCATTTTGTCCTCATTTCTAAGGACATGGCAGTCTAAAGCTAGACATATCTGGATATAAAGGGGTATGGCCTGATCTGTCCGATTTTTACAGTTCGATCAGGTAATATACGATTTCTCCGATATCGTCCGTAAACTCCATATCTTCCCATTGGTCCGGATCTTCCGCATATGCTGGATCTGAGAGAATTGTCCGAATTTCCGCGAGAACCTGCTCATAATGGGAAATTTGGTACGGTTCCGCATCATTGAGCATTTTCTCGACATTCTCGCACAATTCGCCCAAAGCCGTCACAAATGAGGATGCTTCGCCCCAAAAGACTTCAATGGTGTCGTTTTCGGCTGAAAAAGGATCAGTGTAGCCATATTCCCACATATCGTCTCCAAAGTGTAGAAATCAGGCCACGCCCCCATATATCCAGACATGTCCGTATTTAGTTATCAATATCCGACTGGTTGCAGTTTGTCCAATTTTTGAGGACTGCATATGCATATGCCCCAAAATGTCTGATTTGATGCTTTCTTGCCCGATTTGGGCCACTCTTCCAGTATAGCACACACAAAACCGACTTATGGTGCTAACCGGACATTTCGTACTGTCGGGTTCCTGACAGTCGAATATATCCGGATATAGGGTGACATGTCCCCATTTGATGTGTTTTAGTAAAGTTGTCCGATTTGCCAGATATAACTCAGATCGTACGGACCTGTCCCGTTTGGATCGATTTCGTGGTGAAGTTTACACATTTCCCACCATTTGACCGATACAGACGGTTTGTCCGTATTGTCCGGGTTTTCTATGATTTCGGTTACTTTGCCCACACATTGCCCATCTAGGCAGGATTCAGCCGAATCGTCTGGATTGTCCGAATCCAACCACTTGAAGATGGTTCCTACACTTATGCCCATTTTTGTCTCCTTTTGTGGAGACATGTCACCTTAAATCCGGATATACCCGTTTTAGCCCTGCATGTCCGATTTGTGTGGGTTAGCTTACTTTGATACCCTTAACAGTCTTTTCGACCGTTGCATACCATTTGCGGCTTGTGTACGGGTTTGGTCCGGTTACGGTGTATTTGACACCAATCTCCAGATTGTCGCCAATGACCACTTTGCCTGCATTTGGCCCAAATGCGTCAGTTACGTACAATTCGACGGTTTGGGGGTAATTCACCATTCGTCCCTTAAGGTCCGATTTGGTGGGAATGTCCTTATTGTTGCTTACGTCCCTTGCACCCACGTTTACGTACATTTGTACTCCTTGTCCAGTTTTGTCCGGACATGCAGAGTTAGAACGGGTATAGCCTGATATACCAGCTTTAGACGCATATGTCCGTTTTACCCTTTTTGCTAGATAAGAGTCAGTTCGTCCGCTTTGACCATTATGGACTCTATGTCCAATTGGTCCCCTTCGTCGTCAATGCGAACAATGACGCAAAAGGTCGTAATGCGCGGATTTACGTCTTCCTCCTGATGTGTCTCGGTTCGGATGATTTGGTACGCTTGGTCCTGGTATGTCACCAATGCCCCGATTTGTGGCATTACGTGGATAATTGTCCACATTCGCGAGGTATCGTACGTTCCGGCCCATCCGTCCGGAATGTCCAGATTTCCGACGTTACGTTGCTTTTCATCCTGTACGTACACTTTTGTCTCCTTTGTCCGTTTTACCGGACATATGCGTTTAGAGCTGGTATATCCTGATTATCCGGATTTAGCAGGCTATGTCTGGTTTAGCTCATTAGTGCCTTGTGCCCAGGTATATCCCGATAAAGAAGCTAATCACCAGGATTGCGCCGTTTGTCAGGATTTTCCTGAATGTCTGTTTCATGCCGTTAGTTCCTTTCGTCCGCCTTCGACCGTTTTACGGATATTGTCCCGAACTGTCCGAATTGCCCTAGTAGTCGCCAAAACGTCGTCATCGTCCGCAATGCCCGATTTGACCACTCTGTGGTAAATGTCCTCGATTGTCGCAAAGACACTAATTTGAGCGGAAACCGACCTTACGACCGATTTGTGCGTTTTGCCGTTTACGTGGGGAATTGGCCAGAGTTCAGCCCAAATGTCCATTTTTGGCCTCTCTTGTCCGATTTGTCCCTTTTGGCCAGACATAGCCTGTTAGATCCGGATAATCATTTTTTCCCCCCATATAGTGGTTTTTGTCCAAAATGTCCGAAAGTCACCGATCGGCACGGAAATGTCCAATTATTTAGGACTGCATACGCATACGCCACCATATGGGCGGAAATGCCCGATTTATCCGTTTTTTCCGACTTGTCGTATATGTCCGTAATGTCCGATTTGTCGTTTTGTAATTACAATGGTGCAATTCGGGCACAAGGCACAAATTACACCTTTGTAATTACAAAACGACAAACCGGGCAAAACGGACATATCTCCCGTCGGGAGCTATCCGGATATAGGCGCATATGTCCGATTTGGGTGGTTTAGAGTACTTCGGCCGAAATGACTAGATCGTCCCCAATTTCCGCTTCGTCCCAATATTCCATTTTGACCGTAATGTCGTTTTCGCGCTCTTCGCCCGTTATGAGCTGTTTGAGCGAAATCTCCGTTACGTCGCAATCGTCCAGAAGGTCCTTAACGTCCACTGTGTACGAAATTGTCAGCAATCGTACGATTACCACCTTTTGCCCACTTTTGACTGTTATGCCCGAGATGTCCGTTTTGGTCTCTTCGCACTTAAGGTCGTAAATGTGCATTTTGTCTCCTTATGTCCGTTTTGTCGGACATATGCGCTTATACCCGGATAGCCTGACTTACCACCTTTTGCCGTACATGTCCGTTTTGTCCTAGTTTGCCAGGATTGCCGGAATTCCTCCGATAAATCCCAAATCGCCCTCTAGGTACCTTATGCCGTTTTTGTCCATTCCGTCAGCTATGCACTGATTCGGGTAGAATGTCCAATTTGTGCCATATGCCTCATATCCGACGAAAAGTCCGATTTGCGGCACTCCGACCGAATTGTCGTAATATGCGACGATACGCCCGAATTTTTCCATTTTGTCTCCTATGTCCGATTTTCCCGAATTATCGGACATGTACGGTAAGAGGTGGTAAGTCCAGGAAAATCCGGATTTAGGAGGCTATGTCCGTTTTGTGCCTTTTAGACTAGATGTCCGTTTCGTCCAGGATGAGTATTATCTCCGATCCGTCCCCTAGGCACCAATCGCACCCTTCGTCGCAAACGTCCCCTTCGGGCAGATTGTCGTGTTGGTCCGACTTGTACCAATTGTCCGTTTCAGTCCCAATTCCGGTGAAATCTTCCATTTTGTCTCCTATGTCCGATTTTTCTGATTTGTCGGACATAGCCTCTTAGATCCGGATTTTCCCTTTTTGTCCCCCAAGTCCCTTCTGTCCGGCATGTCCGCTTTGTCCTACTCTGCGCGGCTTTGGGAGGTTATGTCCACTTTCTCCGTTTTGCCGCAATTCCTACATTCTAGCATGGTTTCGGTCGGATTGTCCGTTTTGGGAGCTTCTACCCGATTTGAGCAGTTTGAGCAGTATTCCCACCACTTTGTCCGTCTTTGTACCATTTTGTCTCCTTTGTCCGATTTTGTCGGACATGCCGGATAGGGGAGACTTGGGGGTTTTGCCCGGTTCGCCCGGTTCGTCACTATTTAGTTATCAATGTCCGATTTGGCTTGGTTTCCCCGGATTGTCGGAAGTGTCCGATATTACCGTTCCGCGCCTTTAGTTATACTATAAGCATAGCATGTCCGGGTTTGGGTGGAAATGTCCGTTTTGTGGTGGTTTGTCCCGATAATTTCGCCCCCCTAAAATAGGACAAAGTATGACAAATCGGACATGTCCGGTAAAAAATGTCCCCCATATGGGCATAAATCCGCATAAATCGGACATTTCGGGCGTGCTAAATCGGGGCAAAACAGGGCACAATGGGCATATCCCCCCATATACGACCTTTCTGACAAATCGGACATATGGGGTAAAGGGGGTATATCCCCCCTACCAAATCGGACATATCACCATATTTCCGACTGTGATTTACGTCACAGGCCGGCTAAATGTGGATAAATCGGACATGCCCGTTTGGCCCCCCTATATGTGGACAAATCGGCACACATCCGTACAAATCCGGACAGGGTGGAGCAAATCGGACATTTCGGACATATCCCCATATTGGGGGGAGGAAAAATCGGGCATAATATAACAAAAGTAACTATATTAAGATAAAAGGTATAAAATGGACATTTTGGAGCGTTTCACGTAGATCAAGAAAGTTTTTAAGTGTCAGAAAATTGACATTACAATGTCCAAATATTTTGCGAAGTAAAATTGAAGTGTTCATTTTCCGTCACGGTGGACATTCTGCTCTGACTGACGTATTCTGGCTTTAAGGTCTCTTGAGGGGGTGACAACCAATGACCAATCCTGATCGTCCGCCGATCGATCCAACAGAGTGGGACCCGACCACGGCGCTGAGAAACCTGACTATGGAGCGGGCATTAGAGTCAACAGATACGCCACAGATTACTGCAAAACGGCTATTTGAAGAAGCTCTGCCCATTTCAACCATGGCCATTTGTCATCTTGCGACCTACTCAACAACAGAAATGATTCGGTTTAACGCCGCAAAGTATATTGTTGAACGCACAATGGGTCCTGCCGAGCGCGGCCTAGATGTTGGTGGCAAGCACGCTTGGGATGACATTTATGAGAAAGTGGTCGATGAGGCTGAGGGTTACCTAAAGTCATAAGTCAACTTATGATGGCGGGTACCCTCCCTGCCTGTGGGTTCTAAATACTTAATGGGCATATTTAAATACGTCGATGGAGGGAAAATGGCCGTAAAGCGTGGTTTTAGAGGTGATAATGTCATTTACCGCCGGACAAATGGCGAGTCCATGGCCGTTATTCTAACAGGTGGACAAGGTGACGCGCCTGCTGCTCCCGTTGCTGTTGGATCGGCTTCTGGTGGTACTCTAGCTGCTGCTACTTATACGTACAAGAACACGTATGTAAAAGATGGCGTGGAAAGTGCGTTAAGTGCAGCATCTAACTCGTATGTTGCTGGTGGCGCGACGTCAAGTGTGGCGTTGACAGTGGCGACGGTGGCTGGCGCGACATCTTATAAGATTTATGGACGCACCGGTGGTTCGTTCCTGTTGATGAATACGATTACTGCGCCGACCGTCCTGTATACTGATACCGGAGCGGATACGCCATCCGGGGCTGCGCCGACTGCGGACTTTAATGCAGCATTTCGGACTCCTTATGCTGGACATGCAGCGACGACGGGTGTTCTGCCGGGTATTACTGCTGGCACTTACCAGAAGATTTGAGGTAAGTAGTGGCCGTATATGATAAGGAACTCGCTAGAGCGACGGTACTCTACGAGAACCATACGTTGCTGAGCGCGGCATCAGAAGACTCGGGTTTCTTGCGGTTGCCGGCGAAGACGTTTACCGTTACCAAGACTCATACTACTGGTACCTATGCCATGACGTTAACTTGGTCTATGGATGGTACTAATACGGCGTTTACTACCACGCCATCCCTGACGAATAACACGCCATCGACGATTACTGCTTTGGCGCCATATTGTAAGATTACGGTTACGGCCTCCGTGGCTCAGTTTACCGTGCACCAGACTACTGTGATGACGTAATGGCACTACCGGTTGCCACTCGCGACGTTCACATTATGATTGTGGACGCGCCGACGGGGACCGCCGCGAGTGGCGTTGTGAGATTTGTTAACCAATACGCACTATATGACTCAACTGATGCCATGGTATTGGCTCCAGGAACTTACACGGCAACTTTAGATGCTAGTGGTGAAGCTACTATAGCTTTACCGGTAAGCGATGAAGCTGGCGTAACGCCCACAGGTTGGTCTTACTCAGTATTTGTACGAACTGGTGTCTGGTCTGAAGATGGTTATTGCGTAATCGAAACCGATGACTTGTCGACGTTAGAGTTCGCGGATATTTTTCCTAGTGCTACTGTTACTGCGGTTAGTACCTATGCGACCACCGGCCAAATGACTGCCGAAACGGCGGCTAGAATAGCCGGTGATGCCGTAGTTACTGCAACTACAGCTAATTTAACTGCTATTGCTAACGCAATTAACACTACAGATAAGGTAGCCGGTAAGCAAGTCTGGAATTCTAGTACTAGTAAGCCAGTTTGGGCCACTGGTGCCTTAGCTGCAAGTACTTGGGTATTTGCCGATGGTACTTTAGCGCATACACCAGCATGAAACTGAGAGAGTGGAAAGAGACCAGGAAAATTACCATGGATGAAATGCTCGCCGACCAACTGGAACGTGAAGGTATGTTTCAAGTACCGACCGGACTTTGGTTGAAGATTATTAAACAACATAAAACACGCAAAGTCCGCGACCCTAGCTCGTTCGTAGAACAATACATGGTTAACTGTCCAGCTTGTGATGTAATAAATTGGCGTACTTGGCGACCCGGTGAGCCTGAATATGAGTGCGACATATGGCGAAACTCGCGAATTTTAGGGCTGCTGCCACCTGTGGGGTTGTAATTCGCCAACTGGGAAATAGAAGGGAACCGATATGACTATTACCTTAGATTGGGTTCTCTGGTTCTTAGCTGCGGTTAGCTTCGCATTAGGTGCCTTTGGCGTTGTTGTGCCAAGAATTAACTTGATGTTACTTGGCTTTATGTTTATCGCAATTACCTTCTTAACCAATTAATGAGTAGCTATGACTATTGAAGCCGTGCGTGCGGTATCGAAGGAAAGATACTTTGCGCATATCGGCTATGAGCCACACGATAGGCAATGGCTTTTTCACCGGAGTAAGGCTAGATTCAAGATTCCGGTGTGTGGCCGCCGATTTGGTAAGACATTTATGGGGGCTCGGGAAGCTGAGCCTCTATTAATGGTACCGAATAAGCACATTTGGATTGTTGGTCCAACTTATGACCTTGGTGAGAAGGAATTCCGGGTTATTTGGCAAGACATGATTGTAAAATTGGGTCTTGGCAAGGAAAAAACTGTCAGAAAAGCGTTTAATAAGCGTGCTGGCGATATGTACATCGAGTTCCCTTGGAATACGCGGTTAGAGGTGCGAAGCGCGGACCGACCGGAGACGCTGGTTGGCGATGCGCTTGATTACGTAATTATGGCCGAAGCTGCTAAGCACACTAAGGAAACTTGGGACCGGTACATTAGACCCGCATTAGCCGACCGACGTGGTAGTGCGACATTTAGTACTACACCTGAAGGTCAAAACTGGATTCACGACCTTTGGCAGTTGGGTCGTAACCCGCTGTTTGAAGATTATGAATCGTGGCGGTTTCCATCGTGGGAAAATAAAGTTATTTACCCTGGTGGCGAGCAAGACCCAGAAATTTTGCTATTGCAGCGTACTATGCCTTATGAGTGGTTCCTGCAAGAAATTGCCGCAGACTTTACCTCGTTCATGGGTAAGATTTACTCGGAATGGGATGAAGTTACTCATGTTAAGGCTTGTAAGTATAACCCAGCCTGGAAGAACTACATAGCTTTCGACTGGGGTTTTGTTAACCCGATGGCCGCAGTAGAGTTTCAGATTGACCCGATGGACCGAGTTCATGTTTGGCGTATTCATTACAAGACACATACTCGGCTTTCGGTGTTCTTAGAAGAAATGAAGATGCGACCACAGCCTGATGGTTACAAAATTGATTTATGCTTTGGTGATGCGGCCGACCCTGAGGCTACTGCTACTGTATCTGCGACATTCTCTCCTTGCCTTTCTGACCCGCTTTCAAAGTCAAACTGGCGAGAAGGGATAGATTTGGTAAAAGGATTTTTGCGGACGCAGACGGTTGGTGAGGCGGACGAATTTGGGACGCCGATCGATGAGCCCTGGCTGTTCGTGGACCCGTCATGCGGCGACCTAATTCGTGAATTCAACAACTACCGTGCGGTATCCGCGAGTTCGGGCAGTAAACCTCGTAACCCTCGTGAGGATGCGCAGAAGTATGACGACCACGCTTTAGATGCTTTAAGATACGGATTGATGCACATTTTCAAGCTTGGTTCGATTATGAGCTTGAGTGAAATGGTAAATGCAGCGGATATGACTCAGTTGCCAGCCACAGGCTATTTCACGTCAGGAATGAACTTCGCATGACAGAGAAACTAGTTTGTCCTAGACGGGCAGAAAACCCAGGAAACTGGCGCTACCCGGATAGTGACGAGTGGCGTGCTGATAACACTTGTTCATACTGCGGCTCGTTGAATCCCGAAATTCTATTGAGAGCAATGGCGGAGGACCATAGATGTGAACTTGGACCGACAGACAAAAATTACAAAATTTACGTAAGTATTGGTGATAGAGACAATAATAAATGCTATTTCCAACATTTTTCAGTTGAGCAACAAATTCGATTCATTGAATTGATGAACACCAAGCCACCAACGTTTACCATTGGTTATCCGGGGCATTTTTATGTGCTTCCGTTCTTTATTATGAAGTCGAAGGGAGGTGAATGATGACTGCCGCAACTGATGAAGAGATCATTTCCAGTATTGAAGAGCGCATTGGCGAAAAAATTGAGTCAATGACTCTTGGTGAAGCTTACAACAATTACGACATAGTTTCGACGGTATATGATCCCGTGCACGGTTCATATATTGTTTTAGCTGAGCGTGATCCTAAGCTAGCTCTTGGCGCCGCAGTACGCGAAATGGGTTACGCTTCGCCATCACCGTTTACCGCATGGACACGCGAAGAACGAGTTGGGGAATTAAGAGACAAACTCGGAATTCGCAAGTACTATGACATGAAACGAGCAGATGGTACCATTCGTGGTGCACTTAGACTGCTAAAAACACCTGTGATGGCGGCTAGATGGTTCGTAGATCCATTTAGTGACAGCAAAATTGACAAAGAAATTGCCGATTTTGTCTCAGACAACCTATTCAACAAGCTAAACACACCATGGCACCGAGTACTCGAAGACGCATTGCTAATGTGTGAGTACGGATACATGCCATTGGAGAAAGTTTTTGGCTTTGACGATGATGGTAAGATTATTCTTAAGAAGTTAGCACCAAGGCACCCACTAGACATTCAGGAATGGGTTTACGATAGTGCTGGTGGTCCAGACGGCATTATTATGGACCCAAGTGAACTCAACAACTTTGAAGCTATCGGGATTCCAATTGAAAAGTTGGTTGTCTTCGTTCTAGAGCAAGAAGGCGGTGATATGCGTGGAATTTCGATTCTACGTTCCGCCTATAAGCACTACTTCTACAAGGACACTCTGTACAAAATTGATGCAATTCAGAAAGAACGTCACGGTATCGGCGTACCAATCATTAAGCTACCTTTAGGTTACACCAGCCAGGACCGGACCTTAGCTGATGATTTAGGTCGAAACCTCCGTACCAATGAGCGTGCGCACATTACCGTACCTATTAACTGGGAAGTTGCATTTGCTAAGCTAGAAGGTCAGCCGGTAGATTGTCTACCTTCTATTGAGCACCACAATGACCAGATTATGCAGAACATTATTGCTCCATTCTATCGGGATTCGAATGCTAAAGAAGATTCGATGAACATGTTCTACAAGGGTACACGGTACATTGCGACAACTGTAGCTGAAACTTTCAATCGTTATGTCATTAAGCAGCTAGTAGATTTCAACTACGATAAAGGTCATTACCCTATTCTACGCGCTCGGCGTATTGGTGAAAACGAAGACCTACGCACATGGTCGTTTGCATTCCGTAACCTTGTTGGTACAGATTCAATTCGACCAGATGACGTGTTAGAGCGGTTCCTACGTACAGAACTCGACCTACCGCAAGCCGATCCATCGACAGCAAGAATTATCGCGACACCACAGAATCCACATTCAGATGGTAGTGTAACTAACGCAGATGGTAGCACGCACAATTCTCCAGGTTCTACCCATAATCAAGCCGGAAACACTACAAACCCTGCGGACAGTATACATCCACCAAGAGTTGGTATGCCAAGACAGAGAACGACACCTCCTGTGGGAGTTCCACGGCAGAATGCCGGAACTGATCGATCAGGCGGTAAGTAGAAAGTGAGGATATGATGAGACCTGATCCTCCCGTGTCAGTTCGCCAACGTAGATTGAAGGAATTCAATCCACCGGTTGAGACAGTTCGTCAGAAATCTGTCATTGAGATGTCCGACCGAATGGTGCGCGGATTCAAACAAAACGCACAGAGGATTGCGAAAAACCAAGGGTTGCCATACGATAAGGCTGCTGCCATCCTGGCAGCGTCCGCGCGACGCGCCTCAGCCGCAGCACGCCGTAAAAACCCTAACCTTAACAAAGTAAAGGGAAAAGGGGATAACAAATGAAGTCCAGTTATGTACTGGATGTCGGAGTATTATCCTTCGACGAAGCAAATGGCGTAGATAGTTCTTGGATTCATGCTCTTGGAATCGGGTCCTACAAGCACCCGATTTATGGCACTATTGATGTTACTGCGGAGCGCGCAAAGAACTTCGCTGATAGTGTCAGAAACAAGGTTCGGGGCACAGTTGATCCAAGCATTAACTATGTTCATGACAATGCAGATGTTGCCGCCGGCTGGGTAAAGGATGCCGAAGCTCGTTCCGATGGTCTATGGCTGTTTGTTGAATGGGTTAAAGACGCAGCACAGGCTATCAAAGACAAGAAATGGCGTTACTTCTCTTCAGAGTTTACCGATGAATGGGAAGACCCACAGGGTGTCAAGCACAAGGATGTTATCCTTGGTGGTGCACTAACAAATCGGCCATTCATGAAGGACCTCGTACCGATCAACCTCTCTGAGGAAACGTACGATTTGGCCTATGACCTTATTGCTGCTGCTACAGGACAAACTGTCGATACCCTGAAGGGGGGTAACAGTATGACACTAAGCGATGAAGACCTAAACAAGATTGTTGCTGGGGTAACCACTAAGCTTGCTGAAGCCAAAGTTACTGGTGGAGATCCTGCAGCTAAGAAGCTAACAGACATTCCTGAGCTTAAGGAATTAGCAGAATCCAACCCACTGGTGGCGACATTAATTAAGTATGTTGAGACTCAGAACCTTGAGTTAGCAACAAACACTAAGTCGCTCAAGGAAGCTGAAATTGCGGCTAAGTTAGCAGATTTCGATCGGTCTAAGATTGTTCTTACACCGGTTGCTCGTAAGCTTGCTCAGGACATCATGATGGAGCTAGACGACCGTCTGATTGAGCCTTTCTGGAAGCTCATGGAGCAGATGAAGCGTGGTAACTCGTTCCTGGTAGAAATGGGCGAGCGGGCTGGCGCTACTGTTAACTATGGTTCTCACAAGACGGCTAAGAAGTCGTTTGACGAGATCACTGCGAAGCTTATGTCTGAGCAGAAGCTTTCGGCTGGCGATGCGCTCGAAGAGGCTGCACGACAGAACCCGGATCTATACAACCGTTACCGTCAGGAGCTTATGGAAGGGGCGGATAAGTAATGGCTGGTTCTGGTTCAAACATGGTACTAGACAAGGGCTTTCTAGTCCTTTCTACGTACAATAGCTCTGCAACGGCTGGGGTTACTGCTTTCCGTTGTGTCAAGGTTGATACTGTAACTGGTATCATCGATCTTAATGCCACCGCCACTCAGATTAGCATTGGTGTAGTGCAGGAAAACATTGATGCAGCTAAGGTAGCAACAGGCAAGGCAGTAGCTGACGTCCGTATGATGGGTATTACCAAACTACGGGTTTCAGACACTCCTGGTTCTATTGTTATCGGATCTCGGGTTGCGCCTAGTGGTACTGGTGCTAACGCTGGTGGCGTAAAGCTAGCTGTGACCACAAATGCTGTTATTGGTATTTGTGTTGGTCTTACTGGTACTGTTGCCGCTGGTGACCTTATCGATGTTCTGCTAACGCCAGGTGGCGTTGCAGTCCTAACGTAAGATTTGAAGGGAGGGAAACTAAATGGCAGCTTACAACCCTAGTGGTTCGGGCAACGTTCACGTTGATCAGATCCTAACTCAGATTAGCGTTGCATGGCCGAACAACGGCCTAGTCGGAGATGCTTTACTGCCTTCTGTGGCAGTTAAAAAGCAATCTGACAAGTACTACATCTTTGGCCGTGAGGGCTGGCTTCCGGAAGACGATAACCGTGCGCCAGGCACAGTCGCTAACGAAATTATTGGTTACACGCTATCGACTGACACGTACTACGCACGTGAGCACTCTCTTCAGATTCCAGTAACGGACGAAGAGCGTGAAAACGTTGATTCTCCGTTAGCACCAGACCGGGATGCTACTGAGCTTGTAACTTCAAAGATCATGCTTGGTCGCGAGGTTGCAATTAAGACGCTAGTTACTACTACAGCTAACTACGCATCTGGTCTCAGCACTACCCTATCCGGTACGGCACAGTGGAACTCTGCTAACTACGCAACATCTGACCCTATTTCAGACATGCGTACTGGCAAGGTTGCTGTACATGCTAAGATTTTCTCGGAGCCAAACACTCTGATTGTTCCTTATCAGGTAATGGCTGCTCTGGAAGATCACCCAGATTTCCTGGAGCGCATTAAGTACAGCGAGCGCGCGATTTTCAGTCCTGAGCTTCTTGGTGCTGTTCTTGGTTTTAGCAAGGTTATCGTTCCTGGTGTGGGCTATAACTCTGCTAACCCTGGTGCAACCGCAACACTAGGCTACCTGTGGGGCAAGGATGTTGTTATGGCTTGGGTGCCTCCGCGTCCAGGTCTAAAGATTCCTGCCTTTGGTTATGAATTCACTTGGGGCACTCAGTACGTAGACCGTTGGCGTGAAGATCAGCGCCGGTCTGACCTTATCCGTGCGTCTCGGCGTTATGACCTTAAGCTAACAGCACTTGGCGAAGGTTCAGATGCTGGTAAGTCAATTGCTGGCTACGTTATCAAAGCCGCAATCGCGTAATTGAGAGGCTACAATGCCAAAGAAACTATTCGCGGTAACAAATGTAAAAGCATCTAACGATCCTGATGGTTTCTTCGCTGCTGGTTCTGAAATCAACGCTTCTGCATTTACAAAAGAGCAGCTCATTGAGTTACATGATGCAGGAGCAATTGAGGTTAGAGTTGTTGAACCAGAACCAGAACCAGAACCAGAAAAGCAAGAGGAACCAGTAGTAGAGCCAGTAGTAGAACCTGTTGTTACTACAACTGAACCTGCTGATACAGAAGGATCAGCAACAGGAGAAACTACTGAAGCTCCGGTTGATAAGCCTTAGAAAGAAACAGAGGAGTAATGGCTCGAATTACTCCCACTGATGCACAGGGGTGGGCAGAGTCTACTAAGTTGAATCTGTCCACCCTTGATGTATCTCTAGTTGGGCAAATAGAACAGGAAATACTTAGCCGCTTGGATAGCGTCTTTGTTACTACTGGCTGGACTGATAGTACTAATACGCCGGCCTTAGTCAAAGTTATCATATCCAAGATGTATGTTGCTTGGTTTTACGACCGGCAATATAGCGAAAACCAGTCTCAAGGTAATGATTACGCAGCTATGCTGCGAGTCAATGCTGAAATGTTAATGAGTGGACTACTAGATGGTACCATCGACATTCCTGGTGAGCCTGGTACAGGTATGGGTCTAGGTCCTAGCTTCTACCCCAATGATGCATCTTCTGCGTTAGAACCTACACCGGAAGATCCTTCGCTAGGACCAGCTAAGTTTTCTATGGGAAAGATGTTTTAATGGCAAGTAATTTTCCAAAGCCTACTCCGTTTGTAATTTCTCAAGCGGTGCAGTCTGGTCTGAAAATTCCTGCTATTGAAATTGATCCTTGGTTGAACTTCGTTCGCGGTGCATATCTGTTTGCTAGCGATATTGATAAACTAGATATGTCATTCAAAACCTGGCGTAAACCATTAATAGAAGCTCGAGATTTTGTCATCGTACCATCAATTGAAAGAAACTTTGCTGCACAAGGTAGACCACCATGGAAAAAACTTGCACCACAGACCATTAAAAACCGTTTGTATATGGGATTCCCAAGAGGTCCAATTCTCGAACGTACTGGTCGGCTACAACGAATAATGACAAGAAAAAATATTTGGGATGTAATTAGTGCCGTTGGGCGTGAAGGCGTAGACATGCTTATGCTACGCACAGAGTTTGTAGATCAATTAGTCAAGTATGCATATTTTCATCAATTTGGCGCTGGTACTCGACGCAATAGAACATTAGGTTTCCTCTCAACCAGAATTGGTCAAACCGGAAAAACTAGACCAGGCTCTGGACCAACCGTTGGTAGCGGTTTTAGTATAAGTCGTAGAGCAGCTAGACCAGAACTTGGTGAAGATACAAGAACATTTCGGTTACCACCACGTCCATTCCTAGCACTGCAAACTGAAGAAGAAGCAGAAATTTACGGTATCTTCTACAATTTCATGTCTGATCAAGTAGATAAGCACTGGGGAAGAGAAGAGAAGGGGTTGAGCCTCTAATGCCACATACTGATGATGATGCAGTAGTTGCGGAGGCGATCTTCGCTCTTATTGATGCAGATAAAGTTACGTTACAGTTAGATGATGTTCTCTATGGATATCATAACAATATACCAAACGCTTCTGCTGCTGTAGTAATGGCGGCAGGTAAGGGTAGAACACTAGCTGGGGTATCAGGTCCAGGTGGTAGAACAGAAAATCAACTTCTGGTAGAAATTGACATGCACTGGAGTAAGGTAGGCGACGAAGCTACACAACGTAGAGCGGCTGATGCCAGAGCCTATGCATTAGAGCAGAAAATTCATGAAGATACTACTCTTGGTGGTATCATTATACATGGATATGTAACTCAAATGGCTAAAGGCGAAACTATTATGGCTAACAACAGCATGTTTCGTAGTGTAAAGCTTATGTTTGCTGGCACAACCAAGACCTATCTTTCGCCTCCAGCAGCGCCATAAGGAGTAGTTGTGATAGCTTTTGAAATAGTATCTGACCGTGAAGTGTTGCTTGATGCCATTGGACTACTAAAGGCCAATGAACCGGTTGCTGTTACCGCCGAGATGCTAAATCTGTTCAAGGTTTATCATGGTACTTCTTTGGCCTCTGCTAACTTTCCTTCATACGTGCAGGTTACCGCAACAGCAGTGTTAGATGAACCAACTTCTACTGACTAAGGAGGGAGGAATACAATGTCTGTAGGTATTGGTGCAGCAGGTATTGCTGGAATTGCAGTAGAACAATTAACACCTCCTGTGTTAGCTGGTTCCGCCACAGCAGGTGGAGCACTAACCGCAGGAACCTATAAATATTACCTTACAGCGATTAACGCTAACGGCGAAACTACAGTTAGTAACGAAGTTTCTGTTACTACCGCTGCTGGTAACTTAACTGCTACCCTAACTTGGGCTTCCGTAACTGGCGCTACAGGATATAGGGTATATAGAACTGCGGCTGCAGGTGCTAGTGATACTGAACTATTCGTGATAGCACTTGGTTTAGTTCTTACCTATGCGGATGCAGCAGTTGGTGCTCCGGCTGGTGCTTTCCCTACTACTAATACGGCAGTAGCGCCTGGCACTTATGTTGCGCCAACCAAGTTCTTCCCATTCAACAGCGAATCAATTAAGATCACTGAAGATACAGTATGGCGCCGGCCAATTCGGCAGTCTGCCGACATCATTGGTGCAGTTGCGGGTAACTTCCATCCAGAAGGTGAACTTGCATTAGAGTCACTAGAGGATGTCGTATTGTGGTTCCTGTGGGCTTCTCGTACTTCGATTGTCCGCACCGGAGCTAACCCTAACTGGATTTACACAATTACGCCAACATCTGCGGCTGTACCAAATAAAACATTATCATTAACTATTGTACGTAATGGTGTTGTTTTTGGTTACACTGGAATTTGTTTATCCAGCTTTACATTTGGCATCGATAATGGTTTGTTAACATTTGGTACAAACGTTATTGGTAGAGACGAAGCAGTTCAGTCACTACCTGTAGCAACATGGCCTACAACCACACCATTCGGTGCTGGTATGTACACCATCGAAGTTCCCACGGGATCTACTGTTCTGGACACGGATACATTCGAATTCAGTGTTGAAGACAATGCTGAAGCACAGTTCCGGCTAAAGAGCACAGGACGTGGAGCAGAGTTCATCAAGTATGGTGAGCGAAACTCTACTATGTCAATGGAACGTGACTTTGAAGCTCGTACTGATTACGACCTGTTCAAATCTATTACTTCTCAAAGTATAACTCTTACAGCTACGAAGACCGCAAACAACCTAATTGCGTTACTTGCGCCAGTGGCTATTAAAGACACTTATGAGGTTGGTCTTGGTGGCCAGGGTGACTTAGTTCGTGCTTCTATTGCTTACCAAAACATCATCGATGGTACTGGTAAATCATGGCAAATTACTATCAAGACTCAGGAAACTATTCTTCCATAGTCTTACTCGTTATACTTGCTTCGATGTGCACACTTAATTATAGGTTTGCACTTATGAAAGGGCTCGTAATGCCAATCGCCGTAGTTACTAATAGTACTAGTGATAGACTACCACTTAAAACCTTACCAGAGGCTTATGTTGTAGTTCGTAGAATGAATTATGGAGAAAAATTACTTCGTAGCAATATGGCCACGAAACTCCTTATGTCTGGTTCACGTGATAAGAACGATAAAGACGTTCAAGCTGAAGTTGATATGCAAACTGAATTAGTTGCTTATTGGGACTTCGCCAATTTAATCACTGAACACAATTTACAAGATGCAGATGGTAGAGAATTAAACTTCAGAAACCCTAGTGACGTTAAGAAGTTAGATTCAGTTATTGGAGAAGAAGTTGGTCAACTGATCGATAATTTCAACTCTCCAGAAGAGAGCGATGAAGTAAAAAACTTCTGATAGAGTTACGTAAGGCGGTTTTAATTCCAAAAGCCCGAGTAGCTCAAGATGCAATTGCTATGCAGAACATCATAAGTATGTGTGATAGATTTCATACCTTTCCAAATGCTGGCGGATTATACGATCAAGATAGCTTATTTGTTTATATTCTTCATAACTACATGACATGGGAAGAAGAAAGAAGAGAACTAGACAAACAAAAGCAGGCTAATCAAATGCCTAAGAGGTAGGAGTTAGCTGTGCCATTTAGCGCTACTCGCGATCTGTGGTTGGTGTTAAAGGCTCGTGATGAAGCATCACGAGCCTTGAGGTCTTTCTCTAGAGACATTCGCATGGTCGGCGATAACGTTAAAATGGCAAACCTACAAGCTGCGAAATCTGCTCTTGTTAACCAAATGGCGGTACAAAAATTAACTGGTGCTAGTCAAGCCGACCTACTAGTAACACAAAAACGCATTCAAAATATTGATAAAGAAATTGGCAGTATGCGTGTAGCTAAAGCTGCCATGGAAGAACAACGAGTATCAGCCCAAAGATTGAGCACGGCATTACAAGGTGCCGCAGGCATCATGACTACCATGGGTACCGCAGCTACGGCTATTGGTGTCTTTGGTGCAATGGGTCTAAAGAATCTTGTTGATACAGCTATTGACTATCAGAAGCAATCTGCATTAACAAGAACTCAGGTCGACAAGTTTGCCACATCCTTGCGAGACGTAGAAGATATTGGTATAAGACTGGCTCGCACGATTGGTGTACCATTCGAACAGATTCAGCCAGCACTGTTCAATATTTTCTCGTCGATGGAGGTTGGCGCGGCCGACGCGGAAAAGCTTTTGACGGTTTTTGCAAAGGCTTCCGTAGCTGGTCAGGTTGACATTCAGGCGGCTTCAACCGCAACCATTGGTATCTTGAACGCTTTCCACCTTCCTTTGTCAACCATTAATCACTTAATGGATGTGCAGTTCCAGCTAGTTAAAGAAGGTATTGGTACATACGAAGAGTGGACGACTAGAATCGGTCTTGTTACACCTTCGGCAGTTAGAGCTGGTCAGTCTGTTGAAATGATGGCTGCTGCTCTAGCGGTATCCACTAGAATGGGTATTTCTGCGGCTCAGTCTGGTACTGCGGTTGCTCGTGCTATGGATGCATTGTCAAACCCGGCTGCTGTTGACTCTTTGCGTGAGCTTGGTGTTAACGCTACGGATGCACAAGGCAACTTCCGATCGATGATCGACATACTTGGCGATTTCAGAACCGCACTAGGTAAAATTCCAGGTGAAGAAGCTAAAGTTGCAAAAATCATTGAAGTGTTCAAGGGTGCTGGCGGAACCATTCAAGCTCGTCGGTTCCTACAAAATATGCTATTAACGCCTGGAAACCTAGAACTGTTTAAAACAATTTTCGATACCATGTCTACAGAAACTGGATCGTTCGAACAAGCATATGCAATTATGGCTGATACCACAGCTACTAAGAGTCAATTAATGAAAAACCAATGGGAAGCAGTAAAGATCGCTGCCGGTGAAGCTCTTATACCAACATTCCAAAAAATCATTGGCTGGTTCTCTAAGGCATTTGAATGGTTTAACAAACTACCAGAGAGCCAAAAGAAGTATATTACCCAACTATTAGCATTTGGGGTTGCGGCTTCTATTGTTGGTGGCATATTACTATTGCTAATTGGTACCATTTTAGCTTTCGCCGCCGCATTTGCTGTTGCTGGCGGTGCAATGCTTGGTGTGTTATCAGTCATTGCACTAGTCATTACAGCTATTGGTGCGCTAGCTGCTATGTTTATTATTGCGTGGAAAAAGAGCGAAAGATTCCGTGACGTCTTTTTAGAACTTGGAACCACAATTAAAGACTTTTATGAAAAAGTTTTACTACCAGCAGGCATAGCGATCAAAACCGCGTTCGTGGATGAGATCGTGCCAGCACTAACAATGCTTTGGGATGTTATTAGCAACAAACTGCTTCCTATTCTAGTTATGTTTGGCCAATACATCGAACACTCAATTTTAGAAAAATTGGCGCCCGTTATATCATTCCTACGTGATACTGCAATTGATGTATTTGAACGGGTTCACAATGTAATCAAAAATCATGTCGTTCCAGCTATCAAAGAGTTTACCGATTTCCTACATGAACACGAAGACACCATCAAAACAATTATTGATGTTTGGTCTACAATTGGTAAGATTGCAGGATATGTCGCCGTAGTTATCGGTATAGTTCTTGCGAGTGCTGTTGGGATAACACTATTCCTAGCATTCAAAGCAGTTATTGCTGTTATCGAATTCTTGATCACCGTTTTTGGTGGATTAATCGACGCTATTCAAACGGTTTGGGGTTGGCTAAAAGATTTTTGGAACTTTATTCAACCACTATTTACTTCAGATTTCTGGTCAGGTCTTGGTAGCAGCATTATAGATGGCGTTGTTCAAGGTATCAAAAATGGTGCACAAACCGTTTTCAATGCTATTGGTGACGTAGCCACTGGTGCATTACACTGGGCTGCGGAAAAACTTGGTATTGGTTCGCCAAGCAAGGAGTTCATGAAGCTCGGTGTTTATAGCATGGAAGGTTTTGCACAAGGTATTTCAAAGGGTACACCAGCAATTCGTGCACAAGTAACTAGCACTACTGCCGGTATGACTAATGCAGTTTCAAGTTCTGGCAATGAAGGTAGTGGAAGAATAGTACATCAAGAATTTAATATTACCACGCAAGAAATTGATCCTAGGCGTCACGCTGCCGAACTTGGATATCTACTTTCTGGGAGACCGTGATGACTCTTGGTCTAGGTGAATACACCTTTCAATTGGATGACGATGGTGTAACCCTAAACGAGGACACCGCTCTTCCATTTGTTGATATAACGAAAGTTGCTGGCTTGGATAGTGCCCCTTATCGAGAAACTACCAGAGATCACGAAGGCACTGATGGTGGATTCTTGGATGCAGAATTTGAAAAAGGTCGAGACATATCATTAGAAGGCACAATTTATGCAGACTCTGATACCATCGAAAGCTACTTAGATGATCTAAAAGCCAACTTTGCGCCCGTAACTAGTCCAATACCATTCTACTTAAAAGCCCCCGGCGTTGATGAAAGATTAGTTTTCGTCAAGCCTCGTGGTATTAATTATGACTGGGCCACAGCGCGTAGAATTGGGATGACTACTGCACAGTTCTTAATGTATGCAGAAGATCCAAGAATATATGCTTCGGCACTAACTAGTTCAACAATTACCTACGGTGGTAGTGCTGGTTTAGGCTTAGCATTTACCACTTTCCTGGATACTTATACCAGAACTACTGTTGGTGGTTTAGGTACTTCTGATTCTAGCCATACGTATACACTGACCGGTACTGCCGCAGACTTTGCCACCAATGGTAGCACAGCAAGAATAACACTAACTGCGGCTACTGGTTCAGTTTATGTAGCTACAATTGACACCTTAACTGCTGTTAACCAGACAATGTTCATTCAGGGATTGACTTTATCCGCAACACCCACAGGTGCAACAATTATTGGCACGTTAGATGTACGAGAAGTCGACACTAACAACATGTATAAAGTGAATATTATTTGGACAACTTCTAACACAGTACAAGTCAGCTTGACCAAGGTGGTTGCCGGTGTTACTACTACACTAGTTGCTGCGGCCACGGTTGGCGTTTTAACTTCGTCTTCATTGGTTTCAGTTAGAGCAGAAATTCATGAAGGCGATTCATCAGCAACTGGAAGCATTTTAAGAGCTAAAGTTTGGGCTACCGGTGCTGCTGAGCCGTCGACGTCAACGGCAGAAGCTGCAATTGATACTGGTGTAACTGCTACTGGTGGTTTCCGCGTAACAGCAGTTAGAAGCACAAGCAACACAAACACCAACCCAATTATGTCATGGGATAGTTTGCAGTGGTGGCAAGGTATTGGTTTTAGCGTTGATTTTGGTGGCGGCGCGACTCCTAGCGGTACTGTTGCTACAAATGCTGGAAACCGACCCACCCCTGTGGAGTTTGTGATAACCGGCCCGATCGAAAACCCGATTATTACCAACAGTACAAATGGACATACACTATCGTTCACAATTACTTTAGCCGCATCTGAAACCTTGGTTGTAAATACTCGTGATAGAACAGTTTTGCTCAATGGTAGTAGCAATAGACGAAATACTTTAACAAATCCTGATTGGTTCTTCTTAGATCCAGGAGTCAATCAAATCTTCTTTGGTGGTCAGAATGGCACTTCAGCCACACTTGGAATTTCATTTCGATCAGCTTGGCGGTGATTTGAGTGGCAGTTATTAATCCATGTGGATTTCTGCAGAACGCTGGTGCTACACACACTGCGGAAATGTTTCGTAACTGGCAAGGATTATTAGTTGCTGGCAAGACAGGGTCTACCTCGCTGATTTCCAGAGGTGGTGTAAACCCTGCTCTAGGTAACGCATTACAGGTTACTCAGACTGCTTCACCATCTATGGGTGTGCTGGTTAAGTCTGGCCATGCAACTATTCCTGGCAGTGAAGGTTCAAAGCAAGGCATATATTCAGTTATGAATGATGCGGATGTGACTCTTAGCATATCCGCTGCACACGCCACCCTGAACAGGCTTGACTTAATCTGTTTCAAGGTGGAGGATGATGGGTATTCAGGTGCTGCCCATACAAGCTCACTCGTGGTGGTCGCTGGTACACCAGCTAGCTCGCCATCGCTCCCGACTGCACCAGCTAACTCTATTACTTTAGCTTCAGTATCCATTGTTGCTCTTGATACATCTATTACGACCGGTGAAATTACCGATCGTCGTACTTATATGGCCGCGCTTGGCGGCGTGATCTCTGTTGAGAATTCTACTGAACGTGATGCACTTACGGCTTATAGAACACAACTAGTATATCGTAGAGATACTGACAAAATCGAAGAATACAATGGATCATCATGGGCAGTTATTGCTGATCCAGTTACTTATACTGCTTGGACTTCTTATACGCCAACTTGGACTACACAGGTTAGCTCACCAGCAGTCGGTAATGGTACCTTAGTTGGTAGATATAAAATTATTGGCAAGACAATGCATTTAGCCATCAAACTAACATGTGGTACCACTACAACCTTCGGTACCGGATATTGGAAGTTCTCGCTTCCTGGTGGTATTACCACAGTAGCTGGTGGCGTTGATGGTGGCGGTACTTCTATGCTGTTAGACTCTGGTACAGTTAGACGTGCCGGTACTTGCTATTTCTTTGATAACTCCAATTTAACTCCATTAACGTCTTCTGGTGACGTTACCTCAGCCGTGCCCCAAACTTGGGCTACTGGTGATATTTGTGCAATGGATGCAGTTGTCGAAACCACGTAAGGATTAACTTGAAAACATTTAATATGCGTAAGGTAGCAACATTTTTTCTAGCTATTATAATTGCGATAGGTAGTGTTGCTTCTGCAGCTAATGCTGACTTACCAAAAATTAAGATTTTAGCCATTGGTGACAGTATCAACACTGGTTATGGATCTAAAGATAACTGTGGAGCTAGAACTGAAGTTACTAGATTGCTTTATAACGTAGGTTACGAAGCAGTTTGGCAAGGCGAGCCTGTTGGTACTGGACCAAACTCTTGTCCTTATGCACATAGATTTGGACCTGACGGGCAAGCTCCTAATGATCCAAATGCAGGTACTGTGCAGTCCATGCGAGACAATATTCTCACTTGGTTAGCTGCGGGTAATCCTGACGTGGTTATGATCACTGTTGGTACTCGTAATGCTGCTGGTCAAGGTGCAGGTTTAGCAAATTATCAGGCAGTGGTTACTGATCTAATCTCGAAAATTTTGAACTACAATTCGACAACTAAAGTATTAATTGCGCTCATTCCTTATTCTATTACTTCTTGGGCTCCGAATGAAGTTACCGTAAATATAGCAACTATTCTTGGTGTTTTGAGTTTTAACAATCCAAGAGTCGCTTGGGTAGACTTACAACAGTATCCGCCGATTAAGCTTTATGATTCTTTACACCCATCAGATTATGTACAAATTGGTAACCTATTTTACAATGGGTTGGCCGCTATGTACAACCTTCCTATTGCTGAACCCGCAGAAGCTTGGCACTCTGTTTCAGCTTGCCGACCAGGCATCGAAAGGCCAGTATTAGCACTGGGATGTTACGGTCCATAATGGAGGTACAATGATTACACATGTAACTACAGATGGTCTAACTGCTATATGCGAAAACGAAGCCGATCTAGACAATTTAATTGATATGGAAGAAATGCTTAATGGAGAAAAGTTCTATGATTGTAAGGATTGCAATAAAGTACTAACTGGTAAAGGACGCTCACAACCACCAGAAGATTGGCAACAGCCGGAGGTGAGTGATGGGAGCTAACGATACTACATTTGGTTGGGATGCTTCTAACTACGATGACCAGCCAACGGTACGTGATGGCATTGATTACTATACACACAAAGCTGG